TACTTTAATTTTTTTACAATATGGTTATACAAATTCAAATGCTCACTATGCGCAACTTTAAGGGTGTGCTGGGAGAGAGAAAGATTGAGTTTAGCCCCACAGTTACACAAGTGCTGGGAGCTAACAAAACAGGTAAGACCACAATAGCCGATGCTTTCCGCTGGTGTTTGTTTGGCAAAAACAGCGAGGGCAAAAGCGAGTTTGGAATTAAGACCAAAGATGAGGAGGGGAACGTATTACCCGAATTATCGCACGAGGTAGAGGTTGCTTTGCTTGTTGATGACAAAGAGGTTGTACTAAAACGTGTGTATGTTGAAAAGTGGACTAAACCACGCCAACAAGAGGAGCGAAAGCTAACAGGACACACCACAAACTACTTTGTTAATGGCGATAAGTACACAGAGAAAGATTACAAAGCATATATTGATAGCATCTGCTCTGAAAGCCTATTTGTGTGCATTACTAATCCGAACTATTTTACGAGCTTGCCCGATGATAAACAGCGTGCTTTGCTAACTAAAATGGTTGGAGAGGTTAGTTTGGAGAGCATTGCTGATGGTAACGAGGCTTTCACTAACTTACTGAAAGAAATTGATGGCGAAGAACTCATTACGTTTTTGCAGCACCTTAGCTACAAGAAAAAGGAGGTTAAGGAAGAGCTGGAACGCATACCTGTACGCATTAGCGAACAGAAGAACGAAATAGCAACACTCACAGATGAGGGTTGTAACTGGGTGCAGTTGGAAAAAGATATTGCCAGTACTGAACAAGCTATTGAGCGCATTGACGAGGAAATTGCAGACCGTAGCAAGGTTATTGATAGCGAGTATAACGCACGCAGAGATGAACGCAAGGCTGTAAATGACTTACGAGAAAAGGCAGATAACATAGAGTTTAAGCACCGCAAGGAGTTTAACGCAGAAACAAATGAACGCCAAAATACAATTAGCACCTTAGAAAGCAAGTTGCGTAACCTCCGCAACCAAATTGCACAGGAAAAGGATAGCAAAGAAAAAGCCCAAGCACAATTAAAAGCTATTGAGAGTGAGAAAGAGGATTTTAGAAATCGCTGGCAAGAGTTGGATAGTTCTAATTTTGTTGCTAACGAAGATGAGCTTGTTTGCCCTACCTGTATGCGAAGATACGAGCAAGGAAAGGTAGATGTAATGTTAGCCGAAATGGAACGAGCATTTAACACTCAAAAAGCAAGCAAGTTAGAGGCAATGGAGCAAGAGGCTGCTGATATTAAGCAACGCACTAAAAAACTCAATGAAAGAATAGAGGAAGCTGATGCAAAGCAGTTGGAGCTTCGGCAGAACGAAAGCGAGCTTAAACAGGAGCTTGAAAAAGCCAAAGCCGTTACAGTGCTTACAGCAGCAGAACGCATTGAGAACGATGCAGAGTTAAGGGCTTTGCGTGAAGAAGCAGAGGCACGCATACAGAAGCTAAACAAGCCCGATACAGATGCTACACAGGAAGCCTCTAAAATGAGTGAGAGCCTTAAAAAAGACAAAGAGGAATTGCGTGCAAAACGTGATGCCTTGCGTGATAAGCTCAATACACGAACGATAATTGCCAATAAAAACAAGCGCATTGCAGAGCTTGAGAGGCAAGAAAAGAAACTCAATGAGCAACTTGCAGAGTTGGAACGCCAAGAGTACACAGCAGAGGAATTGGTAAAAGCTAACATTGAGGTATTGGAACAGCGTGTGAACTCATTGTTTAGTTTTGTACAATTCACGATGTTTGACCACCGCCTAAATGGAGCATTGAAACCTATGTGCGAATGCACAGTTAAAGGTGTGCCTTATAGCGATTTGAACAATGCAGACCGCATTAACGCTGGTATTGATATTATCAATGCTATATGCAATTTTAACAATGTGTATGCTCCTTGCTTTATAGATAACGCAGAAAGCATTAACGATGTTATGCCAATGCAAAGCCAGTGCATACAACTAATTGTGAGCCGTGATAAACAACTGGTAACAATACATAATAATAACGATTAAAAATAGAGTTATGACACAGAGTAAAGAACAGGCTGTACAGCAGCCAACACAAGTGGCTGTATCAAGCAATGCAGTAGCACTTAAACGTTTCCAAGAGGAAACTGCAAACAACGTACTTGACAGAGTAAACGCTATGCAAGAGACAGGCGAATTGGTTTTACCACAAAATTACCATGCTGGTAATGCTGTTCGCTTAGCATGGTTGTACTTGCAAACAGTAAAGGATAAAAATGACCGCCCAGCAGTTGATGTTTGCACCAAAGAGAGTATTTGTAACTGCTTTCTTGAAATGATAATAAAGGGTTTAAGCGTGGCAAAAAAGCAATGCTACTTTATCGTAACTGGCAACCAGCTCTCTTTTTGGGAGGATTACAGAGGCAAGTTTATGCGCGCAAAACGTGATACAGAGATTGCTACTGTAAATGCACAGGTTGTGTATGAGGGTGATGAGTTTGTGTACACCGTTGATGAAAACGGCTTATACCAACTGGTTAAACACACAACTAAAATGGAAAATATCAACATTGACAAGATTACAGGTGCTTATGGTGTGGTTATCAACAAAGATGGTAGCAAGCATTTGGAAATTATGACAATGGCTATGATACGCAACTCGTGGCAACAAGGAGCAGCAAGAGGTAACAGTGGAGCGCACAATAAGTTTACTGATCAGATGTGCAAGAAAACTGTTATTAGCCGTGCCTGCAAGGTGGCTTTAGGTAGTGCAGAAGATGAGGACTTTGCACCCGATGCAGCTGCAAGAGAGCGAACATTAGCCAACGCAAGTTCAACAAAAAACATTGAGCCAACTGTTGAGCCAACAGAGTATGTTGAACTCCCCAGCGGTGAAAACGTAAACCCCGATACAGGAGAGATTGCCCAGCCACAAGATATGCAAGCAGTAGAGAGTATAGAAGCAGAAGCTCAACCTGCAAAAAAATGCCCACTCTAAAAAGAATATACGATGCAATTAAAAGTGTTAGGTAGCTCATCAAGGGGAAACGGCTATGTGCTTGAAGGCAATAATGAGGCACTGGTTATAGAAGCTGGTGTAAAGCTCATTGAGGCTAAAAAGGCAATAGATTTCAAGCTCTCAAAACTGGTGGGCTGCCTATGCACCCACCAGCATAACGACCACGCAGGTTATGCCTCCGAGTATGCCAAAGCAGGTGTTAGGGTGTTAGCACTGGAGGAGGTTCTGAAAGCAAAAGGAATAACAAGGAATTGCCAGCGTATAGAGCTGGGGAAAGGCTACAAAATGGGAGGTTTTAGGATACTACCCTTTGAGGTTATGCACGATGTTCCTTGTGTTGGTTTTGTTATAGAGCATAGCGAGTGTGGTAAGATAGTGTTTTTAACCGATACATACGCCTGCCAATACAGATTTGCAAACGTAAACCACTATTTGATAGAGGCTAACTATGCAGATGATATTTTAATAGAAAATATACTTGCTGGTAGAGTACCACAGGCAATGCGTAACAGACTACTAACAAGTCATTTTGAGTTGAGTAACACTATTGCTATGCTTAAAAGCAGCGACTTGCATAGTGTGCGAAATATTGTACTCATACACCTTAGCGATGGCAACAGTGATGAGAGGCGGTTTGTTGCAGAATGCAAGGCAGTATTAGGCAAGAAAGTAGTTGCAGCAAATGCTGGGCTTGTGTTGGATATAGACACCATACCGCTATGAGATACATAAAAGAGAGTAATGCAAAACTCATAGAGGAGGTGCTGGAGGTTCGCATAAGCCAACTTAAAGAGCTACCAGCTCCAAGCCTACGGTTGCAAAACAAAATAAGGCTGTTGAAAATTGCATTAAAAGAATTACAAACAAAGAAAATAGTAAAAAATGGAAGAGTTAAGAATTAACAAAGAAAATGTTATTGCCTGCTACAACAAAAGCAGTGAGGAAACAAAAGAAACTTTGATGCACCTTTTCGGTGAAGATGTTTTTAAGTTTGATTTCCGTAGTATTAAAACCTACAAAGATGCCTGCAAGCATTTAGGACTTGATGGTAGTAAGGAGGTGTTTAATATAGATGATTGCAACTCCTTTAATAAGAAAGCAATGCAACAGGCAGATGCAGTGTACAGGCTCATAACCATTTGCGATGCTATAAACAACGGACAAAAGTATGATAAAAACGGTACAACGTGGTTTCCTGTATATTATTTCTACACCAAAGAGGAGATAGAGAGAATGGGAGAGGAAAAACGCAAAGAAAAAGGTATTAAACTCCTCTCCTCTGCTAGTGCGTACTATTCGGAGAATTCGGGTGTTCGCTGTGCGGATGCGAGTTATCGAGGTTCGTATACGCTTACGGATTGGGGTTTCCCCTTGTGCCTAACAAGCGAGGAAAAGGCTCTATATGTAGCAGAGCAATTCGAGAGTTTGATTTTTAGATGTTATGGAATAGAAGTTAAGGAGGATTAAGTATGAATAGCTGGTTTGAATGCAAAGTGCGTTATGAGAAAACGCAAGAAAATGGTACAGTAAAGAAAGTTACAGAGCCATATTTGGTAGATGCTTTGAGCTTTACAGAAGCTGAAACACGCATTACCAAAGAGATTACACCGTATATGGCTGGGGAGTTTGAGGTAAGCGATATTAAACGTGTACGCTACTCCGAAATATTTGAAAGCACTGAAGAAACAGCAGATAAATGGTTTGAGTGTAAATTGGAGTTTATTACGCTTGATGAGCGTAGTGGCAATGAGAAGCGAAGTAATAGCCGTGTACTCGTGCAAGCAGCCAATTTGCGTGATGCTATGAAAAAGCTGGAGATTAGCATGAGTACAACTATGGTTGATTATAATGCTCTCTCCATAAAAGAAACAGCACTAATGGATGTTTACAAATTTCAAGCCGACACAGGCGTTGAAAATTCTTAATCAATAACACGTACCTCTGTTGCATAGAAAATGCGACAGAGGGCGTGAAAAACGGCAAAAACAGCAATGACTAATAAAGGTTGGATAAAGCTACACAGGCAAATACTTGATTGGGAGTGGTCAGATGAGCCTGCTATGGTTGCCTTATTCGTACATTTACTCCTTATGGCTAACAGTGATGAGGGGTGGAAGTACAGAGGGGTTACGCTGAAAGCTGGGCAACTCATCACAAGTATTGCAAACTTAAGTAAGGCAACAGGCATAACCATTAAGGCATTGCGTACACGGTTGGAGCGTCTTGTTTCTACTGGGGAAATTAGTGTTGAGAGCTGCAAAAAATATAGCATTATCACTATCTCAAATTATGCAATTTATCAGCCAATGGCAAATAAAACGGCAAACAAAGGGCAAACAGAAAACACTGATAATATGGAGATTATGAGTAATGATAAAGAAAATGGGGCAAACAAAAGGGCAAACAATGGGCAAACAAAAGGGCAAACCGATATTCAAGAAATGGGCAAGCAAAGGGTAAACGTAAACCATTGTGAAACAGGTACATTACAAGAGTGCAACTCTGTTAATGGGCAAACAAAGGGCAAACCGATGGGCAAACAAAAGGGCAACATTCAAGAATATAATAATATATTATCTTCTAATAATATTATAGATAATAATATAGAAGAAATAAAAGAGAAAAAAATAATAATAAAAAAAGAGAGCGAACAAATTTTTGATGAATTCCGCAAAGCCTATAAAGGCAAAAAACGTGGACTTGCCACCGAACTTGATAATCTCAAAAAGAAACACCCCAAAGACTGGAAAGAGATAGTGCCATTACTAATGCCAGCATTGGAAAGAGAGGAGCAACACCGAAAGATAGCTAAAGCTGCTGGAGAGTTTGTACCTCAATGGGCAATGTTGCAAACGTGGATTAATCAAAGCAGGTGGGAAATGGAATACCCCGAAGATGAGCAGCAGGTAACACAAGTACAACCAACAGCCCCAGCAGCCAACGAATATGGAGGCGACTTTGGAGGGGTTGATTACTAACAGCAAGGAATATGGAACCTCAAAGGATAAACGAAATTTGGAGATGCATACAAAACGATTACAGAAACTCAAGGGTACACTACGAGGATTTGAGCAATGAGGAGGTTTTTAACCAGCACGCCAACATGCTCCTAACAATAGCGAACTCTATCGTACTTGAACCACAAAGGAGAAAGTTTGTCATTGATGAACGCAACAGGGAACTACTACGTTTCCTCCTTTACTACTTTAACGATTGCCAGCTTGCAGAGCAGGTTTTCCCCAACAAGCGGTACAAGCTACACAAGAACCTACTCATACACGGCAATGTTGGTACAGGGAAAACTCTCATTATGCAAATATTTGCAGAGTATTTGAGGTACACTAACAACCCGAAAGCATTTCAAAACTTATCTGTAACGCAAATGGTAAATTACTACACCATACACAACAACCTTGACCGCTACACCTACAACGAGGAGAGCAACAAGGGATTTAAGGCAGAGCCTGTAAACATTTGCCTAAACGATATAGGCGTGGAGAGTAAAACGTACTTTGGTATGGATACGAAATTGCTTACCAATGAGTTTTTACACGCTCGCAATGAGATATGGGTGCAGTATGGTAAATATGGGCATCTCACTACCAACTTAACCATTGAGCAGCTTAAAAGTGAGTTTCACGATGGTTTTGGGCGTTTGATAGACAGATTTAAGACCTACAACGTAATTGAAATGGCAGGGAGTAGCAGGAGATAGCAGTTTTTGGCACCTTTCAACTGTAATATGGTACAAGTTATAGAAGCTGGAAAGAAAACGCCTTAAATCGGCTAAAAGCAACAAATAAAATTTTAAGTACAACCAAAATGAGTGTAATATGAGCATTAAAGGTAACAGCAAGCAGTATGAGGGCATAAAACAAAAGCTCTTAAAGCTACAAGCATTGGCAGAGAGAGGCTACAAAGGAGAGGCGTATGCAGCTCAACAAGCCATAGAGCGTATTTGCCAGCAGTACAACATCAAACTTGATGAGATTTTAGACACGCAAGCAAAACGCTGGTACAGCTTTGAAACAGGTCGGAGCAAGGCACTGCAAACATTGTTTATGCAGTGTTATGCAAAGGTTATGAATGTTGGAACGATGTCCTACAGGCAAATTGGCAGAAACAGAATAGGCATTGAGCTTACAGCTCTCCAATATGCAGAGTTATCCAATATGTTTGAGTGGCATAAAGAGAACTTTACACAAGAGTTGGAGGATATGAAACAAACCTTTTTGGAGGCATACATTAGCAAACATAATATATACAGAGATGCAGGCGATGAGGACAGCGAGGAAAAGGAGCTAACAATGGAGGATATACAAAGATTGAGAAAGATGTTGGCAATGCGTGAAACCCTTAGCGATAGGCACTACAACAAGATGTTAGAGTGTACACAGGGGTAAGGGGTTTTTATGTGCTAAAAGCGTGTATATAATTAACGTAAAACAAAGTAATATGATTAAGAAAAAGACAGCAGTTTTAATGTTGAGCAAGCAATTTATGGCAGGGCATAGTTACGCTGGAGAGCCTACTGGGTTTGTAGATAAAATCAAAACAGGTACAAAACTCCATACCATAAGAGGAAACTATGATTACTGGGCAAAAAAGGCTGAAAAAATTAATGCAGGAGAAATGGAATTAAGCATTAGAGTATGGGAGGGCAAACCATACAATAGCCGACAGGTAGAAGTTGCAAAGCTGGATAAGCTGGGCGTGCAGCAAATGGAGGCTTGTTATGGCAGTACGGATGCAGTACCTCAAATTTGGATTGATGGCAAGGAATATTTAGGCGATATAGAGCATATAGCACGCAATGATGGCTTGAGTTATGAGCAATGGGTTAATTGGTTCTTCCAAAAGTCCAACACCTTTGAGGGTGTGATATTGCAATTTACAGATTTTAGATACTAACAAGTAATGGAACAGGAAATATGGAAGCCAGTAGAGGACTACACAGGCTACGAGGTTAGTAATATGGGGAAAGTGCGCAAATGCGGACATACCGAGATACTCCGTATTGTAAAAGGCTATGGAATGAGGAGGGTAACACTCCGTAAAAACGATGAGTATCACCTTGTAGTGGTAGCAAAACTTGTGCTGGAGCATTTTGTAAGCAAAATGCCAGCAGGACACAAGGCTACCTGTATTGATGGTAACTATGAGCATTTAAGTGTTGATAATCTATGCTGGGTTGTACGAAGAAAGAAACGCTACAACAGGCATTGCAATAAATCAATTAAGGCAGATAAAGAGGCTATTAGCAAAGTAGCAAACCATATAAATTGGATAAAAAGAAATGGAAAAGGGAAAGGGAAACATAACAATTAAGCAGCTTGAAAATGGGTGCTTTGATGTGCTTTACAATGAAAAGCGTACAGGAGATTTAAGTTTCGATGAAATGTTGGGATTAATAGCTGCAATCACAATGCCACAAAAACGCCCCTGTTTACATTGGCTCAAAACAGAGGAATGGCACGAAGAGGAAGCAAGGCGTTACAAACCAAAGGAAACAGAGCAAGGGGGTATGCCAAAGCTGTTACCACACATAAAGGCTGATAATTTATGAGGTTCGCATTAAGGAACAAAGATAAGCTAATACAAGCCTTTGGAGAGCCTTTTTATTGCGAACTGGTGGAGTGCTTGAAAAAGTATTTTGAGAGCGACACAGCAAACGACAGGTGCAGTATAGATGGCTTAAACAAGGAGGCAATAAAAGTAACAAGCAGTACTGCTGGCAGAATACATATTTTTGCTGTTATAGGGCAAATGTATGATGTTGTTAAGCTGGCATACTATAAAACGGAAAACAATGAGTAATAACAGTAGGAGCAATAAAGCTATAAATAGAGCTAACCCTGTACACGGATTGGAAAAGATACCAACGCATATCCTACTCAAATACAGCAGGCAAGAGGTTGGGGAGCTTAAAGCATATATTGACGAGTTGGAGTATGAGAATGAAATGCTCCGAGAGAAATTACATCAAAAGGAGAATAGCAATGAATAAAACAATAGAACAGGCAACAAAAGAGTACACAGATGTAGTTAAACCATATCTTTCAGAGGAGGAAATAGAGTTGGTGCAAAATGCTTTTGAGGCTGGTGCAGAATATGTGTTGGCTAACCAGTGGCACGATATACGAGAAGTTGATATGCCAGAAGAAAGATTTGTACTTGTACGAAGTAGAGAGGGGGGTCTTAATTTAGGTATGAGATATAAAGATGGAAGATTAGGTTTTAGAACTTATGATAATTTCTTAAATATCTCTCACTGGTGCGAGATACCACAATTTGAAAACAAACAATCAAAAAGGTAATATGTTATGGATAGCCAAAAAATGATACAATGGATAGCCACCCACCACGTGGGTATTTCCTCAAAAACAATGTGGTCGGCTTTAATGCAGGTAGAGATAGACCCAAATGTGAGCTATGATATACCCTACGATGTAGATGATTTTTCACGCTGCTATGACCTATATAGGTTTGCAAAGTTAGATTTGAATGATTTGCGCAAAATAGAAAAGGTTTTCCCATACTGGAAGCCAATCATAGATGTTTGGAGCAACCTTGCCACTGCATACATTGGGCTTTGCTATAAGCGTGTGAATGAGATTTTGGATAGCACACGTGATGAGGTAATGAGGCTTAAAGGCTACAAAAAAGTATCACAAAATAGCTGGGTAAAGGAGGTGCAAGTATGAAGATAGTATTTTGCAAATGGTTTCCTTTCAAGGGCTACAAAGCAATTACCGTTCTAAAATGGATAATTGTAAGAAAAGATGCAAAGGTTGCTTTTACCTCTTTGGATTACAACCACGAGTGCATACACTATGAGCAGGAGAAAGAGTTGCTCTATATTGGCTTTTACCTGCTTTATGTATTGGAGTTTCTCGTTAAGCTCCTCTATTACCGCAAATGGCATAAGGCATACAGGAGCATATCCTTTGAGCGTGAGGCATACACAAATCAGTATAATACGTCCTACACGTTAAAACGTAAAAAGTTTGCGTGGAGATGGTACTTAAAACAGCGTATAAATGAAAGATATTGAGTTATATAACGACCATTTCCAAAACTACAAAACGTATGGCATACCAAAAGCGCAGCTCATTATTGCTGATATACCATACAATGTTGGCAAAGATGCTTATGGCTCAAACCCCAAATGGTATGTAGGAGGAGATAACAGCAATGGAGAGAGTGAGCTGGCTGGCAGAGAGTTCTTTGATACGGACAAAGATTTTCGCATTACAGAGTTTCTGCACTTCTGTAGCAAGATGCTCATCAAAGAGCCAAAGGAAACAGGCAAAAGCCCCTGCATGCTGGTGTTTTGTGAGTTTGAACAGCAATTTGAGCTTATTCAAAAGGCAAAGGAGTATGGGTTAAATAAGTACATAAATCTTGTTTTTCGCAAAAACTTTTCGGCACAAGTACTAAAAGCTAATATGCGTGTAGTGGGCAACTGCGAATATGGGCTGTTGCTGTACAGGGATAAACTTCCAAAATTCAACAATAACGGTTCTATGGTGTTTAATTGCTTTGAATGCCAGCGTGATACTCACACACCACGCATACACCCGACACAAAAGCCTGTTAAGCTACTGGAGCGTATAATTGAACTGTTTACAGATGTGGGCGATGTGGTTATAGACCCTTGTGCAGGAAGTGGCACTACATTGTTGGCTGCTGCGAATTTAGGCAGGAGGGCATACGGTTTTGAGATAAAGAAGAATTTTTGTACAGAGGCAAGGAGGTATGTTTTGCCACTCGTGCAAAGGAGTTTATTTTTATAAACAGGAAAGGTTATGAATACATTTGAAAAGATACTGCTTGATTATGGGGGCTACATTTTGATTTGTGTGCGTAATGTTTTCCAAGTAAACGAGGATTACGAGCGTTGCGCAGAGATAAACAAAGTGTTACAACAGTACGACATATCCACCTCTATGACACAGGAGGATTGGCAGGCTGAAATGTGGCGTACTGGCACAAGTGGAGAGGTTGCTATAAAAAATGCACCATTTTACTTTTTGGAAGCTTTGAAAATGTGCAAAGATGCAGGAATGTTAGATAAATATATACCTAAATAGCTTATAGATGAGTAAAGAAAAAGCATACCAGTTTTTTAGACTGGTTGAGCGTATGCGAAAAGCTCAAAAGGAATATTTCAAATATAGAACCTCTACTGTCTTAAACGAGAGTAAAAGACTTGAAAAGGAGGTTGATGATGAAATTAGCAGAGTAAATAACTTGCTGCTTGATAAACAGCAGCCAAAACTTTTTAATGAACAATGAAACAATTATTTTTTGACCTTGAAACAACAGGTACAATGTACTGGAGGAATGGCATACACCAGTTTAGTGGCATGGTGGTAATTGATGGAGAAGTCAAAGAAACCTTTGATTACAAGATACACCCAAACCCAAAAGCCGAAATTACAGAGGAGGCTTTGCAAATAGCAGGTGTAACGAGGGAAGATATAGAACTGTACCCACCTATGCAAGAGGTGTACAGCGAGGTTGTACAGATGCTGGGCAAGTATGTTGATAAGTACGACAAAACAGATAAATTTTTCCTATGTGGCTACAATAATGCCAGCTTTGACAACCAATTTTTGCGTGCATGGTTTGTACAAAATGGGGATAACTATTTTGGCAGTTGGTTTTGGAGTTCGGCTATTGATGTAATGGTGTTGGCTACACAGGCACTAATGGAAGTGAGAAGCCACATGCCAAACTTTAAGCTCTGCACCGTTGCACAAGCGTTTAGGATAAAGATTGAGGAGGAGAAATTGCACGATGCAATGTACGATATATACCTCACTTATGAAATATACAGACGTATAACACACAACAAACAAAGTACGCCTATTACAATGTAATATATAATAGTAAGGTGTATATATAATATATATTATATACTAAGTAATAATACTATTGCAAAAAGCGAGATTATGGGAAGTCTAAACAGGGTGGAACTTATCGGGAATTTGGGTAAGCAACCCGAAATAAAAAAAGTAAATAGCAACAACAAAGTAGCAACGTTCACACTGGCGACAACAGAGCCTGCATACACTCTGCAAAATGGAACACAGGTGCAAGAGAAAACAGAATGGCATAACATTGTAGCGTGGGGAAGTTGCGCCTCTATTGCTGAACGCTTTTTGAAGAAAGGGCAACAGGTGTACGTTGAGGGTAAAATGAAGACAAGGAGCTATGATAACAAGAATGGGCAAAAATGCTACATTACGGAGGTTATTTGCGAAAAGATTGTTTTGCTCTCCAATAGTGGAGGTAAGGCTGAACAACCACAAGCAGAACCACAACCTGTACAACAGGCAGCAGTGAATAATTACAGCAATGATGATGATTTACCATTTTAAGCTATGGCAGCAATAGAATGTAAGGTGCAGCTCTCACAGGAGGAGTTAAACAAAACACTGCACAAAATAACAACAGCTATGTTGCAGAAATTACACGATGAGTTGGGAGTTGTTATAACTCGCATACAAAGCCAGCTTGATGCAAACGGCAACATTGAAGATGTATTACTGGTTTATGAGGAAAGGAGGCAAGAATATGAAACACGATGAGGACGAATTGCAAATAGCTTGTGTAAATTGGTTTGGTATGCAATACCCTAAACTCTCAAAGCTACTGCACCACTCTCCAAATGGTGGCAGGAGAAATGCAAGAGAGGCTGCAAGATTTAAGAAAATGGGTACAAGAGCAGGTTTCCCCGATTTGGTACTTATGTACCCAGCGAAAGGGTATCACGGCTTGTGTATAGAAATGAAAACTGCAACAGGTAGGCAACAACCAACTCAAAAGGAGTGGCAAAAGAGTTTGGAAAGTGTTGGCTACAAATACGAACTTTGTCGCTCTATTGAGGCTTTCATTGCAATCACTAAGGAGTATTTAGTGGTAAAATAGCTCTACTTTCAATTTTTAGCCACATATAGCGTGCATATTTTGCACGCTATTTGTTTTCTTTGCGTATTAAACGCAAATTGCACGAACGATGAATGTAGATAACATACTTGTAACGGATGTCGTACTCAACCCCGACAACCCAAGAGAAATAACCGATGATAAGTTTATGCAGCTTGTGGAGAGCCTGTTGGTTTTCCCTAAGATGCTTGAGCTTCGCCCTGCTGTATTGGAGGGTAACAATACAGTTTTAGGTGGCAACCAGCGCACAAAAGCATTGCTGTGGATAAAAGATGCAACAAAAGCTGATATACTTAAACGCCTCAATTCACAGAGTAAGTACCAGCGTATGACTGATTACGAGCAGGAAGCACTAATGGAGTATTGGCAGGAGTGGCAACAAAAGCCTGTTGTGCCTGTATGCTACGCCTCTAACCTCACAGAGGAGGAGCAGGCAGAGTTTCTTATCAAGGATAATTTAGGCTTCGGACAATGGGACTGGGATATGCTGGCAAACAACTGGGATGAGAACCTATTGGGCGAATGGGGTATGGATGTTTGGCAGCCCGACCAAACAACAGGTAGCAGTGATAATGAGGTTGGAGGCAAGGACAAAGAGAAACACGGCAAGCTAACAGATAAGTTTATAGCTCCACCATTTAGCATACTTGACACACGGCAAGGGTACTGGAAAGAGCGCAAAGCTATGTGGAGAGAAAAGATTGCAGATTACGGAGAAAGCCGTGAGGGTACACTGGCAGAGGGAGAAACAAACTGTATGGCAACCATCAATAACGGTGTTAGCCTGTTAGACCCTGTTATGGCAGAGGTAGTCTGCAAATGGTTTGGCATTAATGGTGGTGCAGCGTTTGATTGCTTTGCAGGCGATACGGTGTTTGGTTATGTGGCTGCAACTTTGGGTATGAGCTTTACAGGTGTGGAGTTAAGAGAGGAGCAGGCACGGCTCAATAATGAGCGTGTTGCTGGTATGAATGCACGCTACATTTGTGATGATGGGCAAAACGTTGGTAAGCACATTAAGGCTAACACACAGGATTTATTATTTAGTTGCCCACCGTATTACGATTTAGAGGTGTATAGCGATAAGCCAAACGATGCGAGTAACCAGCCAACATACGAGGGCTTTATAAAGATACTTGAAAACGCCTTTGTTGGGGCTATAACGTGCTTAAAAGATAACCGCTTTGCAGTTATAGTTGTTGGCGATATTCGCAGTAAGGAGGGCTATTATTACGATTTTGTGGGAGATATTAAACGTATCTTCACAGCGCACGGTATGCCTCTCTATAATGAGTGTATTATCGTTGAGCCAATAGGAACTCTACCACAGCGAGTACAACGCTATATGCGTAACCGTAAGGTTGGCAAATGCCACCAAAATGTACTTGTATTTTACAAGGGCGATGTTAAAGAGATACCAAACAATTACAACGAGATAGAGTATGCAAGCGAAGATTTGGAATCATTCGGAGTGGATAAAGGAAACGCAGAGTAAGAAGCTCCGAGAGTTTTTTGATGAGGTGCTGAATAAATGTGGTTTCCATATTTTAGATGTTACCGAGCATCATTTTAAGCCACAAGGCTACACCTGTTTGTACCTGCTATCAGAGAGCCATTTTGCAATCCATACATTCCCCGAATATAGCAAGAGCTACATAGAGCTATCAAGCTGTAATATGGAGTACTACAAGCGTTTTATAGAGCTAACGAAAGACTTATGAGGTTATGGATATTAAAGAACTTAACGACCGACAGCACCGCAAGCAGAGGCAACTAAGAGAGGCACGCCTTGAAATAGTAGCACAGCTCTACAAGCGAGGTTACAGCGTGCGCAAGATTGCTAAGGAGGTGCAAGCAAGGTTACAGCTGGAGAAATTGCCAAACCCCTCTACGATACAGAGCGACATAAAGAAGCTGCTCAATGAGTGGAGAGAGTACAGGCTGGATAACATAGAGGATAGAATGCAGTTAGAGCTTGAGCGTATAGATGATTGCATTATAGAGCTATGGAGTGCGTGGGAGAAAAGTAAAACAGACTACACACAGGAGCAAGCCAAGCAGAAAGGCAGCCCTATTGCTGGAGATAAAAAAAAGAAGCATAGCATCACAGAGATAGAGCAGCAACGCAAGGAGATACGCAAATTTGGCGATGTTAGCTACATCACAGAGATACGGCAACAACTGGCAGAGAGGCGCAAATTGCTGGGCTTGTATGCACCCGACAAGAGGGAAGTTACAGGTGCTAATGGCACTCCGTTAAATCCAGCCAATGCACAATCAAAATTAAACATCGAGGATTTGAGCGAGGAGGAGCTAACCACGCTCTATAAGATTGCTGCAAAGCGTGATAAAAAAGAACAATAACATAGTACCCACAGATGAGCTGCTTAACGAGGTGCAGGCTTATATGTGCAAGAAGCGTTTTTACAGGTTTGTAGAAACGTTTTGGTCAGTTATTATCCCCGAAGAACCAGTATTTAACTGGCATATTGAATACTTGTGCGATGAGTTGCAAAAACTGGCTGATTGCATAGTAAAGCGTTTGCCAAAGCCATACGACCTAATCATAAACATACCGCCTGGAACTACTAAGAGTACCATAGCAACTATTATGTTCCCAGCGTGGTTGTGGACGCTTGATGCTACATTACGTGTTATTTCCAGCTCGTATAGCTCTGATGTGAGCTTAGACCAAGCGCAAAAGAGTAAGGATATTATTACGAGTGAGAAGTATAGAGAACTTTTCCCACAAGTAGCCATAAGGCGTGATAAATCGGGTAAGGGGTTTTATGGCAATACAGCAGGAGGAGAGCGTTATGTTACCTCTACTGGTTCTGCTGTTACTGGTAAGCATGCACACATTATCATCAACGATGACCCACAGAACCCAAAACAGGCAGATAGTGAGCCTTTGCGCTTACAAGCAACAGAGTTTACCAAAACTCTCTCCACTCGTAAGGTAAACAAAAAGAACACCCCTACAATTACCATTATGCAGAGGTTGCACGAGGAAGATGTAACAGGTTATTTGCTCAAAAAGAAAGCTGACAAAATAAAGCACATTTGCCTACCAGCAGAGGTAAGCGATAATGTAAAGCCAGCAGAGCTTAAAGAGCGTTATGTTAATGGGTTATTAGACCCAGTGCGATTAGATGCAGAGGTATTGAGTGAGGCAAGGGTTGATTTGGGTACACGAGGCTATGCAGGGCAATACGAGCAAACCCCAGCCAGCGCAAAGGGTAACATAATACAAAAGGATTGGTTTCAACACATTAGCCGTGCGCAATTCGAAGCTATGCGAGGAGGTGCAACAATGCACTTTTTCCTTGATACGGCTTTTGATGAGCGTAAAAAGAAAACAGATAATGACCCCAGCGGTATATTGGCTTGTTGCAAGATTGGGCAACAGCTGTTCATCTATCACGCTCAAAAGGTGTGGAAAACATTCCCTGACCTCATAGCCTTTTTGCCCGACTATTGCCAAACGTGGGGCTTTAACAAGCGTAATAGTACGTTGCGCATTGAGCCAAAGGCAAACGGTATAAGCGTTGTGCAGCAGCTAAGAGCCAGCACGGACTTAAATGTAACAAAGACACCAACGCCAACGGATAGCAAAGCAACAAGGCTTTCTACTTGCAGCCCAAAAGTTGAGTGTGGGCGTGTAGTGCTGGTAGATGGCGATTGGGTTGAGGACTTTGTGGAGGAGGTTGCAGGCTTCCCTACACAGGTACACGATGAGTATGTGGATATACTTTGCTATGCAATAGACCATTTACTCATTAGGGAGCTTGAGCTACCAAATGGGCTTACAAAGCAAATTTTCAATGGTGTATTATAAAATTTATAGATATGAGTGTTATTGATTTATTTTTTAGCAAATTCAAAACGGCTGTTGGCTACCAGCAATCGTTTGAGGAGCTTGTAAATGCTGGCAACATCGGAGGTGCGTTATCTCTAATGAGTAACGACAACATTGAGCAAACAAAAGCTCTCAAAGAGTATAACATTGAAACACACCCCATTATGGAGCGTATGGATAAGGCTACCTTTGATAAGAACGGCAATTTTACAGGCTGGGTAAAGAGGTGGAAACTCCCACTATCCTACCCAAAGTACATTAACGAAATGGCTGTTGTTTTCATCTATGGTCGCCCTGTACAATGGGTACAATGCTCAAAGGAAACGGATAGGGCTTATAAGGCATATACAGACTTTATAGATGATACACACTTTAACGCACGCATTAGGCAGGCAAAGCGTTTGGCAGGTGCAGAGAAAAAGAGTGCATTGCTCTTTCACTGTTACCGCAACAAGGAGGGTAAAGCTGATTGCCTCATTAAGGTATTGGCAAAATCGCTGGGCGATGATATTTACTACATTAAAGACCAGTACGACCGCCTATTGTACTTTGCACGAGGCTATTACCTAAGAGATAGAGGTAATAGCACAAGCTATTATGTGGATATATACACCGACAACTACACATACCATTGCAAACGTGCCTCTATGGGCTGGGAGGTTGAACAAGAAATCAACTATGCAGGTAAAAAGCCTATTATACTCTTTGAGCAGGAAAAGGAATGGGACGGAGCTACTGCCATTATGGAACGCCAAGAGTATATGAAAAGCCGTACAGCCGATGTAAACGACTATATGGCAGACCCTGCACTGGTGGCTACTGCTGATGTTGTAAAGGGTTTGCCCGAAAAGGACACAGAAAACAAATTGTATGTGCTGGGAGAAAAGGGAGAGCTTAAATACCTTGTACCCGATACGGCTAATGAGCTTAAAAAGCAAGAGAGCGAGGATAACGAAAGGCATATCTTCCGCAATACCTTTACGCCTAACATTGATTTCGATACGATGAGCAAGCTAACCAACGTATCTGCTAAGGCTCTAAAACAAATGATGGTGCTTGCAGAGGTAAAAGCCTCTATGCGTAAGGAAACACACGATGATTACCTCAAGCGTACAGCCAACCTCATTATAGCTATACTTGCCAATGTTACCAACATTGAGCTGTACGATGAGCTTATGAAGCTCAAAGTAAAGCACGAGTACCAAGAGCCATTTGGAGAGGATATTGTTGAGGCTATGACAACTGCAATTAAGGTTAAGCAAGCAGGTGGTTTGAGTACCGAAACATTTGTTGAGATTAACCCAATGGTAAGAGATAAGCAGTTGGAGAAAGAGCGCATCAAGAAAGAGGAGGAAGAGAAAGAGGCAAAAGAGGCAGAAACGGCAAAAAATAGCGTATTCAATTACGAGTAATAAAACTTTTTTGCGCTGGTGCTACTATTTATAAATAAACATTGATACAATGGCAAAATTAGATTATAAAGATATATACTCTAAACTGGGCAAGCGTACCGAGTGGTATGCGCTTGCCGTGCGTGATACCTTCCAGAAGCGCATAAGCGAAATAGTGGCTATGTGTGAGGAGCTGGATATTAACGAGGATAAGCCATTTGCATTTGCGGATTATAAAGATGTAGCACCAGCCGTTCAAGCCAAGCTAAGGCAACTATATAGCGAGGTGTACCAATCCTTGCGAGGTAACATTGTAAGGGAGTGGAACTATGCCAACGACACAACCGATAAGCTGGTTAAGGGCTTGTTTGGCAAACATAGCATAGAGGATAAGCACTATGCACGCTATTTCCAGCGCAACAAAGAGGCTATGAACAGCTTTTTTGAGCGCAGGCAGGACGGACTGAATCTCTCCCAACGTGTTTGGCAGTATGTAGGGCAAGCTAAAACAGACCTTGAGGTGGCACTTGATTTGGGTATAGGGCAAGGGTTAAGCTCTGACACGCTCAATCGCAAGGTTAAGCAGTACCTTAATAACCCCGATGACCTCTTCCGTAGATTCCGTTATAAGGTTGGAGAGGACGAGGAGGGCAACCCTATTTATGGGCGCAAATGGAAACGCAGGAGGTATGATAAGGAAACAGATACCTTTTACTGGGTGGACGATAACCCAAAGAATTACCATACTGGGCAAGGTGTGTATAGGAGCAGTTACAAAAACGCTATGCGTTTGGCAAGAACTGAAACTAATATGGCTTACAGGACAGCCGACATTACACGCTGGCAACAAATGGAGTTTGTGCTGGGCTATGAGGTAAAACTAAGCCATAACCACCCTTGTACTGATATATGCGATGATTTGCAGGGTAAGTACCCCAAAGGGTTTGTTTTTAAGGGCTGGCATCCTCACTGCTATTGTTACATTGTGCCTATACTCTGCAAAGATAGCGAGCTGGGACAGCTAACAGAAACTATACTTAACGGAGAGGACACAAGTGCGTTTGCACCTGCTGGTATAATTACAGATGTACCAGCAGGCTTTACTGGTTGGATTGCAAATAATGAGGAGCGCATACGAAGTGCAGCCTCTTTGCCTTACTTTATAACTGATAATTACAAGAATGGAGAAATAGACAAAGGTTTTAAGTGGTTAAGGGAGCATAAAAATGAGGCTGGGCTGGCAAACTTTAAGAAAGTATTAGCCAATAAAGAGTTGCAGCTTGATGCTATAAACAAAGTGCAACCGCTCACAGCTAAGGAGTTTGCAGAATGTAGCAATTATGTTGAAGCTGGCAAAGCAGGAGGTTTCCCTATTTGCACAACCCCACCAGCAACAGGCGTGCAGTTTGAGGAGTTAAGCAAGTTGGCAGACAAAGAAGAATTGGCTGCTATAATGCAAGAGGCTGCTAAGGGTAACAACACCCTCTCAACATATATAAACACAAAAGAGCTTGCAGAGTTGGAAAAGATAGCCACTCAAGCTAAGTTTGCAAGCAAAACAGAGGTACAATTTGTAGCCGTATTAGATAATGATGCGCTGGGAGCTGCAATAAAGGGCGACACAGGCTTATTTGCCAGCAGTCGGTATATTGGTACGAATTACAGCAAATTATGCTCTGTTGCGCTTGAAAATGGCTCTATCACTGCTAATACAGGTGCAATGTGTGTTATAAAGCTGCCTGCTGGTAGTAGATGCCTACAAACTACTATTGGAGGAGAACAAACGGCAATGCTCCTACCTAATACCAAACTTAAAGTAGCAAGCAAAGAGGTTAAAGCTATTACACACGCAGGTAAAACTACCAACATAACGCATTATACCTTAGAGGTAGTAAACGATGGAAGTAGCTTTGTAAAGAGCATAGCAGAGATTAAAACACAAGTTGAGGCAGAGGTAACGGCATATAAGAAAGCTGTTAAGATTGCCAACAATGTTATAAACGCAGCTAATAAAGGGCATTATGACTTACTGGGCGTTGATATAGCACCACTACAAGCAATCGTTAAGAGTGGGAGCAGCGCAGAAATAAGCAAAGTTACTAAGGTACTGGCAAAGGAGATGGCAGGTGCTAAAAAACTGGCATTTGCAGAGTATGAGAATATACCTAACCTGTATGGGCTTACATTGGAGTTTGGAGAAGCTAATGCAAAGGTATTTATGGAGAACTGGGCAAAGCACATGGGAAAGTCCAGTATTTACGATACCGATGAGCTATTTCTTAAAAAAGTTATCCAAAAGGAGCTGTATTATGCTAAACTCAACCCAAACAAATACCCAACAACTCAAAAATTTATATATTTCTTTGAGAAACTGGAGGAGCAGTATAATACAAAAATAGCAATAAAAGCTCTGCAACCCGATGTTGATGCAGCCGTTGTTTTTGCCCAAACAACTAAAAGCGCAAAGGTAAAAACATTAGTAGCTGAATTACAGCAACTAATGAGCAGCAAAACGCTTAATGAGAGTGCTATTAAGGCTAAGCTGGAGACTGCACAAAAAGAAATTGACAGGTTAAACAAAGAGCGTTTGGCACGCTTAATCAAAAAAGGCATTGAGAAAGGGAGTACAAGTAAATACGATATGACATCGGTGTACTCTGCACAAGAGGCAAAAGAGTATAATCGCCTGCACGCAGAACTTCAAAAAGCACTCTTAAACAATAATGGAGATTACCGAGCAAGCGCAGTTTTACAAGCTCAAAATGCTTTAGCAGATTATGTAACAGATTTGGGTGTAAAGTATCAAGGTATTAACCCCAAACTGCCACATATAGGAGGCTATACCGATGCAGAGGTCAAGAAAGCCATAAAAGACTATTTAACACACAAAACCAATACTACTGGTTTTGGGGTATATAGTGGCTCAATAGGTGGAGAGTATGAAAGTGCTGCCTGTGAATATTATGCTAAAAAAATAGGGCTACCAGCAAAAGAACTCTCTATTTTACGCAGGTACACAGCTGGCAGTAACTTTGTTAATGAGTATGCCTACAAAGCTGACGATTGGATAAACTGGGCAATGCCAAAAATGAAAAAAGCAGGTGTGTATGATGAGTTTGTAAAGCTCATAGAGGACTACCTAAAAGCCTATAATGGTGTGTGCGAAAAGATGCCAAGATATAATAGCCATACATACAGAGGAGTACGTTTAAGCAAACCTGCTGCACAACAAATGCTGGCAGATATACAGAGTGCTTATAACAGTGGCAAGGAGTGGGTTAGCTTAAACCCTATGAGTACAACAAGGGATATACGTGTTGCTGATAATTTTGGTACGGATATGACCTTTCTTATTAGAGGTAAAACAGGTGTTGATGTTAATCCAATTAGTTGTTTTAAGGGAGAAGATGAGTATATTTTTAGAGCAGGTAGCAAATTCCGTGTATTAAGAGTTTACAAAGCCACCAAGCCCGATATAGCAAGAGTAGGTAGTTGGTGTGTTGAGTTGGAAGAAATACTTTAATGAAAATACCCGAAGCGTATATTACTGCTTCGGGTATTCTGCCATATAGCTTGTATTCTCCAACACTATTTGTTGAGGCTCTATAAAATGTAGGCTATTAGCCTCTATGTTACACAAATATCCTTTGAGGTGTTGAGTAAATACCTCTGCACTGGGTATATTACCAAAATGCTGTTTGAGGTACATAAATTCAAAATCCCACCAAAAGCCAGCATTAACCTTTGTGTTTGATCTTAAGTAAGAGAAAGGATTTGTAGCCTCTCCTTTATACCACCTAAAATATATAGGGTAATCCTTTGTAACCTCAAATTGAGGGCTATAAAACCTCTCCTCTATACCGTGTTTATATAGGTACTCAATCCACAGCTTGCAGCCACTTTTAATGAGCTTGTGAGCAAAAGAATGAGTAGAAAACTCCAATATTGCATCTATAATGTTTGCAAATTCTTTTTGAGGCTCTTTGTATTTCTCAAAGAAATACGCAGGGTTGCGCTCCTCTAATTTACTATATTTTTCAGCACCATTAACCCAGTAGTATTCCACATACCAAAACATTGCAGCTATTTCATTATAGCGCATACACCAAGCCCCTTGTTTGTCGTTTACCTCCTCAAAAGGATTGGTATGCTCTCCTTTGTAGTACCTATATTCTTTATCCATCGCCTGCAAAGTTAGTCTAAAAAAATCATTTACGCTCTATCATTGGTAATATATTGTGCTTTTTAAGCTCCTCATACAAAAATAAACGCCCTTTTTGTCGCCATTCTGTATGCTGTACTGTACCAATAGTACCATTGTGATGTGTTATTTGTATTGTTTTGCTATGTACAAAGCCCATACTTATGTATGGAGAGTAAAGCACCCATTGTTTATTTACTTTACGCTGTATTTTGAGGTCTGCCAGCACCTTGTTAAAGGCTTTTGCACTCATACCATAGTCCTGTGCTATTTGAGTTATGGTTACAGTTTCCTTGCTACTCAAAATAACCTCTATATAATCCGTTTTCCTTTGCAGCTCTACAACCTCCGTTGTAAGGCTCTCTATTTGCCTATTCTGAATTGCTATTTGCTTTTGTTGCTCTGTATTTTGTTGGCGCAACATTTTCAATTTGCTTGCAACCTCTATAATTAGGTCGGGGTTCTCTACAAGTTGCTCAATAGTAGGCTGTGTAGCTGTAAAACCTATTTGGAGCAGTTCCTTAATCCTATCATTACACCAAATAGCAAATGCTGGGCTTAACCAGCGTGCAAACTCCAATGCTACATCTTCGTGCATCCAAGTACCTTGTAGTGATGGATTTCCACCCTTTATAACTCTAACAGATTGAAAATCAGCCGAAGTGCTTTTTCTCACTTCGGTAAGTGCTTTGATAAATTCGGTGGTTGATTGATTTTGAAGCCAATCTATCGTGCGCTTCCCAAAAGGTTTTGCCATTTCGGTTGCGTTTACATACAAGCTCCCTGTTTCCTTACGAAAGCTAATAGGGGCATTGCTATACTGGAATACGGATAAATTACTCATACTGCAAGTGCTTCAATAAAAACAAGGAGCAAAAGCCGTGTGTACTAATGTAGGAGATGTACAACAACAGCCTAAGCCCCTTAAATATCTTTTTACAGCAATGCAGCCTCTCCTACCTTGCTGCAAATGCTAAACACTTGCAAATATAATACAACCTAACTACAACCCAAAAAGTTGTATATACAACTTTTGGAAGTAATCACCATTTAACCCATATTAACTATTTAGGTTGCTTTTAACCTCAAACAAGTTAATAGAAATATTGCTCAAAACATTAAGCACCGCCCAAGTCGTTATTGAGGACAATAATGTTATAATTGCCATAACAAAGCCCATTGGGTTAAATATCATCTCTTTATGATAGGTATATTTAGGGTTTTGTACCCAACCCATAGTAACAAGCAATATAATAGCTGCTAAAACTCCTACAACCAGTACAACAACAGCAACCCCTTTGAGTATGCTCTCTGCTGGATAAGATGGCATATCTTCTTTATTGCCAGTTTTGGGAGTTTCTTGCACGCCAAGAATTTGGTTCGTATCTTCCATTTTAATTTTGGTTTTTATATAATTTGTAGAAAAACAAAGCGATAAGACTATATGCAACTAAATGAGCAGCATTGTTTACCAGTATAGTGGTAGCATTCCACGTAGCCCCTGTGATATTATGTACAAAAGAAACCATAGCGCAAAGTAGCAGTAACATCACACCAACCAATGCTAACAATGTGTAAGTTTTTAATTTCATAAATTTATGTTATTTATTGATGTTAGTATATGAAACAGTAGCTTTGCCATTTACAAAACGGAGTGTGTCAGAAAACAATCCAGCCCCTTTTTGGTCTTTTGCAAATATATGGAAATACTCAAGACTTGTATTTACAGTAAAAGATTGCCCAGTTTCTATTTTACCTGCATCTTGATACCCCTTACTCTCCCCCTTTGCTGTTTCGTGGAATAAAACGTGTGTATTATACCAAGTTATACCACTTAAATTAGTAATGGTTTTTAGCTCTGTTTCTTCCTTTGAGCAAGAAACAAAAGCCAAACATAGCCCTATGAGGCTAAAAATAAAAAATAATCTCTTCATAGTTTTTATTCTTTGTTTAACGTTTGTAATTTTACCTCTCCTACTGGTAAGCTCAACAAAGGTGCTAAACGCAGAAACGTAGAGCCGTACCGTTCGCTGTCGAGGTTCACCACAAACCTACCTATCCGTTGGTGCAAGCTCTACGTTATGAGTAGATACAATTTGCCCATTGGATAGGTATATAGCCTGTATTCTTTTCGAGGTGGTGATTTCGACAGCGAATTGGCTATAATGTATGTATGCTGTAAGGGTTGAGTATAAAACTCAAACCCAAATACACTGCAAAGATAGTCCTATTTATTGAGTACTCCAAATAAAATACACCGTATAATAGTAAAACTACACAAAACGCTGGTAGAATTTAATCAAAATCTCGTGCAAATCGGCTGGTAATGCCATAAGTGCAGCCTGCATAAACTCCGTTGGTATATTCTCCGTACCATAGCCAGCCTCTGCAATACCACCAGTAATACAACCCAGTGTATCGGCATCGCCTCCGAGTGAAACGGCAAGCCTTACCGCATCTTCAAAGTTTTCACTCTCAATATAGCACTTTATTGCTTGTGGTACTGTTTCCATACAACTCTCATAAAACCTGTATGTAGGGCGTATATCATGAAGCGTAAAACTCAAATCGTAGCTAAACTGCTGTTCTATCTTCTGCTTAATCTCCTCCTTTGAACATCGTTTGCGTGCCATAAAGATTGCAGTAGCAGTGGCAACAGCCCCCTTAATACCCTCTGTGTGGTTATGTGTACACTCTGCACTTTTATAAGCCTCCATTTGCACCTCCTCTAAGCTATTAAAAGCCCAGCCAATAGCACCAACACGCATTGCAGAGCCATTACCAAAGCTATTATATGGTTGAGGCGTTGGAGAGGCTAACCAAGCACTAAAAGAGCCACCATACGCCCCTTTGGGGTTAGGGTACTTGCGCCCCCAGTACCTCATACGCTCTGCATAAGGTTGATTACACATAATTGCCTCTGCTATGGCTAAACTCATAATGCTATCATCTGTAATCTCACTGCCATTAGGCATAAACTCAAAATTATAATCCTTTGTTGGCTTAAACTCGTATGTACTACCAGCCAAATCTCCAATTACCGAACCTATCATTTTCTTTTTCCTCTATTTGTTACCGTTCTATGTAAAACTAACTTCTGCATCTTGCATTTGGGGTTCTCGTAAATCTCCTCTAAGTTGTAGCGATTTTGCAGGGTGGTAAGAGCTATACCAACAACATTGGCTGGCAACGTATCATATATAGCTTTTTTACTGCCAAACAGCCACTTTGTTTGCCCCATATAGGGTGTGTTTAACTCTACCAGTATAAACTTACTTTCCTCCATACGTTACTTTTTTAATGGTACATTACACAACACTTTTTTATTACACTCTCCACGCAAGAAATCAACTGCCAGCACCGCAATAGCTCTGCCTTGTATGGTGTGGCATCTTTCAGCTATACCCTCATAACCATTTCTTTGCTCTCTCAATATAGCCAACGCCTCTGTGTACCCCTCTTTTACGGCTGCATTACAGGCTTTGCTCATTGCTTTATCCTCCAAACGCTTACTAATAGCAGTTATGGCTCTATCTATCTCTAAATTGGTTCTTATAATCATAATACCTTTGTTATTGTAGCAAGGCGTACCTTGTTTTGGCATACCTTGCATCTTGTTATTTACCTATGTTTAATTTCTCTACTCCCAGCACTCTCTCTGCTGCATATATCGCATTGCTTGTAAGCTGCCTTTGCCAAGCTCCATTGCGAGGCGACCACTTAAAAGCTGCTTTCTTTAGCTTGCTTATGGTTTCTCCATCGGGTTTGCCATCAAAGTACAATCTCAATCTCTCCTCCGAGTAGCAATAAACAACCCTCACACCATTAACCATACCCTCTGCATCTTCTCTATCTACCATATTTTGTAGGCGTGCTATGCGCTGCTGGGCATCTTTGATTTTAGCAAGGTTGTTTGTAAGCTGGTACTGCTGAAAGCCTTTGCGCATAAATGAGTATTGAGGCTCTTCGAGTAGCGTTTTAGCATTTGCCTCTGAAAATCCAAGAGCTACCAACTCATCTAATTTCTCCTCCTCTGTGAGCTTCTTTTTGCGTATAACGCTATTGGCTGATTTCATAGCCTCCTGCAATGCAGTTAGCTTTTCTACTTTGTCTTGTAGGCGTTCTATTTCAGCCCAGCCAGTAAGCCTGTGTTGTGTGGGGTTACAAACTCTATCTACAAACCTCTTTGCCCAGTTATCAAGTTTTTCCCTTGCACCACGCTCCCAATTATTAAGTTTCTCTGCACGCTTAACAGGGAACTTTGCGGGTCCAGTTATAAAAGAGGAGATACAACGGCTACAAGCACTAAGCCATTTAGCATACAATTCCAAGTAGCGTTGCTCAAAGTGTTCGTGCATTTCTGCTGGTAACTTTGCCAAATACGCCTGTAACTCTGTTTCACAATCATTCAATAACATTTCTCCACGCTTTTCGGGGTGGAAACTCGTCCATTGGTGCGCTCTGTACGCAAGGTCTTTAAGTGCCATTACAGAGGCTCTACGTGTAATCTCTTCCATTGCTATATTATTTAATTGGTTGTACAAATGTGATATTGTTATAGTTGAGAAAGCCACCAGCTTGTACGATGCTTTCTAATGCCTCCCTACCTCCACAAGGTGTATAAGGTATTACATCGGTATTAAACTGCAAGTAGCCTTTACCAACAACATAGAAGCCATAGCCATATATTTTAGCTACTCCATTTGGTGTGTTAAATTGTACGCCATCTAAACGCACAATCTCCAATGCCTTGTTTAACTGTTTTGTTGTCATACTCACTCTGTATAATAGAGCTGGCTTGCACCAGCCCTGTATTTGGTTTATCGGTTAATCCCACTCCTCACTTGTATCCTCCAAATCATCATCGTAAACGTATGCAGGAAAGCCCTGTTCGGGGTCTGCTTCGGGTGCTATACCTCCGTAATACTCCCCATTCTCTGTAATAGAGGGGTGTTTTACATTTGGGTTATCTCCACAAGGCGCACCCTCAAACGCAAGCTCAATACCTTTTTCTCTATCCGAGCCATAGCCATTCATTTCTGCCAGCAGCTCATAATAATCTTTACCTCCAAACTCTCCATAACCCTCATAACAGGTTTCCTTGTAACGCTTGCCTTTATCATCTACCATATACACAGTAAAAGGCTCATCGTTTACAATACGGTGTTTTGTGTCTTGAGTAATCCAGCTAAATTGTCCCATATCATTAAAATTTATCAACTACCAAACCTTTTGCGCACATACTTAAACTATACCCAGCCTCTATGAGCTTTCTAATTATAGTTGCATTACTCTCAAGTATAAGCAGCTTATGTACATTGCTGATACTATCGCTAACAGGTACATTAAAAGCCACCTTAATGTTAGTTGTTTCACTTACCAGTGCAACAGCGTTGCTAAAATCTTCATTTGTCATTTCTTTGTATTTTATTTGTTCAACCTTTATTATCAAAAACGTTTCATATATACACGTTTAACTTGATGCAAATGTAGCTTGAAGAAGTCAATACACCAAACATTCAAATGAATAAATCCAATTATTTAACCTTTTGTAACAGTATTCATATTTGACTGGTTATGAATTACTTTCAAAAGTTATACGTTTATTATATGCACGCTTAAAATAAATAAGACTATATTTGCCACCGATATAAAGCAAATTAGTATAGTATGAACAAAAAGTTACTGGAAACATTGGTAGCAAAATGCAAGGACATGGGGCTATCAGAAGAATCTATCCAAAAAATTGCTGGCATTGCAAGCAATGGTTTGGCAGATGATGCAACAGACGAGGCTATTGAAACACGTGCAAATGAGTTTTTGCCTGTCCTTAAAACAATGCAAGGAGAGGCAACCCGATGGGCGCAAAACAAGAACCCCAAACCACAACAGCAGCAAGAGGAAAAACTGAATGAGGCTTCCATTGAGGCTATTATCAAAAAAGTAACCGAAAATCTCTCTACAAAGATTGAGGAACAAAACACAGTTATCGGCAATTTGCAAAAGCAGTTGGGCGAAAGCCAGCGCAATGTTGTAATTGCGAGCGAGATGCAAAAACTGGGGCTAACAGAGGCAGATATGGAGTTTGTTACAATTCCAGCAGATGTCAATGTTGGGGAGTATTTAGGTAAATACAAGCAAAGCCTTGTAGATAGAGGCTTAAAGCCTGTTGATAGCAGTGTTTCCAAAGAAGCAAGAGAAAAAGCAGAGAGTGATTTGGCAGAAACTATGCTAAATGAGTATGCTAAATAATTATTAAAACAAGCGGTATGAAACGTAAATTCAAAAACTATGGTGGTGATAGACATTGCACCACTATGCCACCTGTAAAAGTTACAGGAGGTTTTACGCTCAATCCAGCCCAAACAAACCTTACTGTTGGTGCAGTTGTGCCTTTTGGCACATTGGCTTATGTTGATGAAGCAACACGTTTGGCAACGCTCATTAAGAGCGCAAGGGTTGTGGCTATCGCAAGCGATACTGAAAAGGTTACGCTTGAGGCTGATGAGTTTAGCAAGCCTCTGTTTGTTGTTGGCGACATTGTAGCAAAGGATTTGGCTGCAACACTTGCAGTTTGTCCTAAGATTACAGCTGTTACCAATACAGAAGCTGGGGTACAAATCACATTGAACAAAGCTATTGAGGGGCTTACTGTTGGTGATGCTCTGTTTGAGGTTGTAGCCAATGAAGCTAATGTGAAACTGGTTGCAGAGCCTAACTCTATTACCATTGGAGAGGGTTCTGATGCAGAGATTAAGGAGGAGTTGGCAGACACAGGCATTGATGTTACTCGTGATAGTGGCAATGGAGAGGTGTATGCTCGTAGAGTTCCCCCTGTTCCTGCAACTCTTATGGAGGGTTCATTGCTCAAAGGCACAAAGGTAAGCTATACCAATAGCCGTTAAACTATGGAGGAGTAAATAACTATGGATTCTATTTTTAGTAAAGTAAGTTTGCCCAGCGTTCCAGTGGATTTGCTGGCAACATTGAGAATTTTCTTTGATAAAGCCTCTCTGCAAAACAAAACTATTTTTGAGCAGCTGTATGTTGATAAGTGGTTCGACTACAATTTGCCACAAATGGATTTGACCGCAGATGCAATTCAAGCAACCTACAACGTGCGCTTTATGGCAAGTGTAATTGGTAACGATGCTGCAACTCCGTTGCGCCCTACCGATGGCTTTAAGACCTTTAGCGAAGAAATCCCCCGTATGGGACACCGCTTCGGTATGTCTGCTAAGAAGATGCGCAAAATGCTCGCTATCTTAGAGGCAAGCAGCAAGCGTTATACCGACCAGCAGAAATTCCAAGAGGTGTACAAAATCCTTATGGGAGAGGTTAAGGAGGCTTATTTGGGTTGCAAGGATACGGCTGACCATATCATTTTGCAAGCGATGTCAAATAAGGGTGTAGCACAGTTTACCCCTACTCTCAACAACCCCGATGGTCGTACCTACAAGGTGGACTACAATATGCCAAAGGGCAATAGCCTGCAAGCAGCTTTCAACTGGGAAAAGGGAAATGAGAGCAAGGTAAATCCTTTTGAGGAGTTGGCAGATATTCGCTACACATTCCAAAACAAGGGAATTGTGTTTGGCGAAATATGTATGTCGCCATCTGTATATGCGTGGCTCATTAACTGCCCTGCTGTACGCAGAGCAATTAAGGGTACAGATAAGAGCGGACAGGCTGTAACACCTGCTGAACTCAATGCAATGCTGCAACAGTTTGAGTTGCCAGCTATCACTCTCATTAACAAGCGTAATGCTGTTGCAGAGGATGGAAAGCGTAAAACCGAGCTTATCAATCCGTGGAATGATAATGTTATTACGCTCAAGCCTGCTGGCAAGATTGGAGAGGTACAACCTGCATTTGAGGACAATGCTATCATTGAAGAGCCAAACGTACAGTACACAGATGCTGGTAACGGTATGCGTATTGCCAAATGGCAAACTGGCGAAAGCACAGGACAAAAAGCAGGAGAGTACACGCAAGCAAGTTGGAGAGCATTGCCTATTATTACGGAAATTGACAGCATTGTCAATTACCAAGTAAGAGGACTTTAATAACAAGCATTCGGTATGACAAACTTAGAGGCTATATATTGCGAGGTTAAACCATATTGTACAGATGAGTATGAGTATGAGTATGAAAAAGCGTTATTATCTGCTTGCAAAAGAGCAAGGGTAACGGTTGGCATAAAGGACGAATATTCGCCCGATAATGAGCGTGTAATTGCACTGGCAGCCATATTCACACTCCAAAAGTATATTACTCTAACCTCCGAGAAAGAGGGAGAATACTCGCAAAGCTATAACGATAAGCTCAAGGATAGGATTTTATTCCTCTGTAAGAGCAACGGTATAGATGCCTCCGAGTTTGTCCCCGATGCAGTTATTACGCTCTCACACGCTTCTAATATGTTTTAATTATGGGAGGTAGATACAGAGATTTGCTGGAAATAGAGCAAGTAGAGGCTCAAACTCGTAATGAGGTTGGCGATTTGGTAGGCGGTAATCCTATTTGGGTAACTCTCTCTAAGTGCAGAGAAGAACCTGCTAAGGCTGGTGCAGTACTTTTAACAGTAAACGCAAAAGCCATTGAATACAGCTCTAATATATTTCTCCCCAAGCACTCCCCAAACGTGCCTCTCAATGCACGTGTAAGAGTATTAAGTGAGGCAGGAGAGGTTCAAGTCGTAGGCTCTGTATTACGCTACAAAAAATACCAACACTATGCCAAAATATGGGTTTAAGGCTAATTTCGGTAAGGACGATGTACACAGCTCTATCAGCCAGTATGCTTTACGCATACACCGTGCATTGGAGGTTACAATGCAGTATATTGGCGAACAATGTGTAAGCATTGCAAGAGAGAAAGGAACGTACAACGACATTACAGGTAATTTGCGCAACTCAATAGGCTATGTACTGGTACGTAATGGAGATATTATTTGCAAAAATTTTGAGGAGCGTGTACAAAGCAAGATTGTTTCTGCTGTTAATAACAGTGGCATTTTAGAGGGGCAAGCATTAGCAGAGGAGCTGGCAACCAAATATACAAAGGGCTATGTGCTGATTGTGGTAGCTGGTATGCACTATGCTCATTATGTTGAGAGCCTTAACAAAGATGTGCTGGATAGTGCAGAGAGATACGCCTTGCAAAAAATACCAACCATATTGAAAGATTTGAAGAAGCAGATTTACAAGGTAGCTTTATAAGATGGCAAATAAAAATGTAGATAAAATAGTGTTGCGGAAAGGGATGCAGTTTAACACCGTACAGGACGATATTCTGTATGTGGTATTAAACAACTCTAAGCTGGCAAAGGAGCTTACAGGCGTAATAAAGAAAAGCCAAAAGCCTGTACGCACACAGCCACCAAAGGTTGAAGACTGCACCATTAGCAGCCTCTCTATTGAGAGTGGCACAGTGCAATTAGGCACAAGCAACGTAAACATCTATGTTCCCGATAAGATAGACTGTGTAACGCAAAGCGATGCCTCCAATACTGATGCTGACACGCAGCGTATCAAGCAGCTTGCAGGGCTTGCATACGAGGTGTTGGAAAAGTACTACAGCGAAAGCTGGGGGAGCTTCGAGTGCGTTGCGCAGGATGTCATAGAGGAGGCAGCACTACATTGCCACCGTATATGGCTCAAAATAAGATTTAATTTTCATAACCTATAAAAGTAAAGAGTATGGGATTGATTTCATTAGGATTGACCGAAATACAAGTAGGTGCAATTTCAGAAGATGGAGGCGAGGCTAAAACTTACAAAAAGATTGGCAAGACCTACCAAAACACCTGTAAGCTGGTACAGGAATCGGCAGATGTAACAGAACATTACGAGGAGGGACAGAGCGCACCAGAGGTGCGCAAGAGAAAGAAGAAAGTACCTATCCTTACTTTCTCTATAATGGACCCCGATGTAGAGTTTCTCAAAGCCTATTTGGGTGGTACTGTTGCAGGTGCAGCAGATGAGGCAGAATGGAGCTGGAGCGATACCGATGAGAACATCGAAGCCAGCATTAGAGCAGTTCCCGAAGTTGGATTGGTTTACACCATCCCACGTGCTGATATTGAGGCGGTGCTTAACGCAGAAATGTCCTCACAGGGCATTAATCTTGTAGATTTCACAGTTACACCTCTCAAACCAAAGAAAGCAGGGGTTGCCACCATAAAGGCTAAAAAGAAAACAAAAACATTCCCAGGATAACGTGGGATTGGGTAACACCGAATAAAGCCCACCGTGCTTATGGCATAGTGGGCTTTTTTACTAACAAGTAGTACGAGTATGGAAGATAATACAAAGGCATTAGAGGCTTTGGAGGCTGAAAGGAAAGAGTTGCGCCTGCTCATAAACAAAGGGATTAGCTTTGTTGTGGACTATACAGAGAAGCGCAAAGTAAAAATACCACGCTTCCAATGGTGCAAGTGGCTCAAAAAAACACAAACCATAGTTGAGGATAAACAGCGTGAGTTTATTGTTAAAGAGCCAACCGCCTTTACACTGGATAGGCTCTCTATGGAGTATATAGAGCTTATTATTGATGAGAACAAGCTAAAAGAAGCACCAAGACAGGAGGCACGCAGGTTATTTGCAGCACATAACAAGCGTATGGCAAAGATTGTGGCAATAGCCGTACTGGGTAACGAGTGGGAAAATAAAAAGCTATTAAACGAGCATACAGAGTTTTTTGTTCGCTGGCTTAAAAACAGCACTCTTATTGATTTGGTGCAGGCAATAGACCTAACGAACAATTTAGCGGATTTTATAAACTCTATGCGATTGTTATCGAGCGCAAGAACGACAATACCGACACGCATAGAGGAGAACCAAGAGGCTTAAATAGCCTCTATGGGCAACGTGGGGCTATATGCGCATACTTTCATTGGACGTGGGAGTATCTCACAAAAGGTATTGCGTGGGCTGTTGTGCAGCGTATGCTGGCAGACCAAGCACGCTATGATATGGACGATGAGCCTACCAATAACAGTGCAGGAGGTAGCCAGTTTGATAATGGCAGCATAGAGCTTACAGAGGAGAATGCAGATGATTTCATTAACTATATAAACAGCATTAGTAGTGGAAAGTAATAACGGTGCTTTGGCTTTTGATGTACTCATTAGAGATAGCAACATAAATGAAATGTTGGCTAAAGATGAGAAACGCATTATGCAGTTTGCCGAGAATGTAGAGGGGCAATCCCAAAGCGTTGTTGGCAGCTTTGAGGGTATAGGCAAGGCTATTGGAGGCATTGCCATTGGTGCTATGCTTCAAGGCTGGGTAAAAGATATAATTAGCGTGCGTGGAGAGTTTCAGCAGCTCGAAATAGCATTTAATACAATGCTGGGCAGTGCAGAGCAAGGCACGCAGTTAATGAACCAACTGGTAAAAACGGCTGCTTCTACTCCATTTGACCTAAAAGGTATTGCTGGTAGTGCTAAACAGTTGTTGGCATACGGTACAGCAGCAGAAGATGTAAACGGTACACTTGTGCGATTGGGTAACATAGCAAGTGGATTGAGCATACCATTAAACGACCTTGTATATCTGTACGGTACTACTATGGTGCAGGGGCGTTTGTTCACGCAAGATGTAAGGCAGTTTATGGGACGTGGCATACCTTTGGTGCAAGAGTTAGCTAAACAGCTCAACAAAACGACCGATGAGGTTAATGCTATGGTTACTGCTGGGCAGATAGGTTTCCCCGAAGTTCAAAAAGTCATAGAGAGCTTAACCAATGAGGGTGGTATGTTCTATGGCTTGATGGAGGAGCAAAGCAAGAGCCTTACAGGTCAAATCTCTAACCTTGAAGATGCCTTTGATATGATGCTCAATGATATTGGGCAAAATACACAAGGCGTATTAAGTGGCAGCATTAGCGTTGTAGCCTCACTGGTAGAGAATTACGACAAAGTTCTCCGTGTTTTAGGTGGTTTGGTCGCTATGTATGGCACATACAAAGTGGCTATGGCTACTGTTGCCATACAGCAGGGTAAGAGTACTGGTATTGCTAAGGTTGATATGATTGTACAAAAGGCTCGTATGGGTACGCTTGCTAACCTCAATGCGAGCGCACACAATTATGTTGTACAACACGAGCTAATGGGCAAAGCTCATCAAGCATACACGCTGGAGCTGCAAAAGGCTCTAACACTGGAACAGCAGGAACAGGTTTTGAGAGGCGTTAAAATGCAGGCTATTGCTGCATTGCTCACACAGGAGCAGCAACAATACCTAAGCCGATTAAACCTAAACTCTCAAAGCGTAGAGTACCTTGCAGCAGCAGAGAGTATATTAACCGCTGACCAACGTATGAGTTTGGCAAAGCAAGACCTTACACGCAATAGTATGGCTTATGGTGTTGCTATTGAACAAAGCATACAGGCGCAAATGCTGGAGAATACAGCCAGTATGAACGCATTGCGCACAGAGGCTGCTAAATTAAAAGCGAAAGAAGCCTCTTTGCTGCAAGATTATAGGGTTAGCCAAAACAAAATACAGCAAACTCGTGTACAAATAGCACTGGCACAGCAAGAGGGTAATACGCAAGCGGTTGCTGCATTAAAAGAACAGCAGCACAACCAGCTTAAACAACACGGTATTATTGTAAGCGAAATGAAATCTGCAAAATTAGCTAAGGAGGCTACAACGCAGAAGATTACAACGCTTGCAACCCAGCAAGCATCTTTGGCAGGAAAGGGTAAAGCTGCCAGCGATGCATTGCAAACCGCATCGTCTACTCTTCTTAGCACTGCAACAACATTCCTTACCGCAAAACTAAGAGCTTTGTGGGCTACCCTCATTGCAAACCCATTCACAGCGATTATTTCACTCGTTGGACTTGCTGCAAGTGCATTTATGATGTTTAGCAAACAGGAAGAGGAAAATACTACTATTGCTGGAGAATTCCAAGATGCTGTAACAGAGAGCTACAATAAGCTAAACCTTTATTTTGCCATATTAAAAACCTCCTCTGCAAACTCTAAAGAGTACAAAGATGCTTTGAAAAAGATAAATGACCTTTGCGGAGAACATAGCGTTGAGTTGCTTAAAGAAAATGCAGGAATTGAGGAGCAGGCAAAAAAACACGATGAGCTTGTAGATGCTATCGGGCGTAGCACTGCTGCTAAGATTAAGGCTAAGTACATTGAGGAGGAGTATAATAAACTCGCAAAAGAGCAAGAACAGATTCTTAAAGATTTGAAAGATGCAGCAGAAGAGGCAAGCCATAAGGAGATTAAGGAAACAATAGACGTAACTCCCGAAGGTGTTGCAATAACAGCTTACAAAGCTGTTGATGAAGCCTCTGTACATATACGAGAGGCAACAGATGCACTATGGGCAAGCGTACTAACAGCTGCAACTGATGGAGCGGAGAAACTGCAAGGGCTTACAGGAGATGCGTACAATAAAGCCTATAACGAGCTTATAACTAACATTCTTGAACGTGTGCAAGAGGCAACTGGGGCGACGGGCAAAGAATTGGAGGCGTTCAAAGGCAATGTAGAGAGTGCAGTACAAAGCACCTTAACTTCTGCTCAAGCCTGCAACAAGGGTATTGGGTTAATAAGTAGTCAAACAGATGGTATGTTTGGTAAACCTATTACCAATAACCTTAAAAACGAGATAGACATCACGAAGCTAAGTTTAGACGAGTTGCATAAACTTTCCTCTCAACTCAACGGCTCACAGATTGGTATAGACTTAAAACTATATGGCTATACTGAAACTATGGCAATGTTGCGCGATGTAAATAATCTCATTAATAACAAGCAAAATAACCTCAATACCGAGAATGGCATCAATGATGAGATTGGCAAACTTAAAAAATTGCGTGGAGAGGCAACATTAGGCAGTGCAGAATGGAAGAGTTTGGATAAACAAATAACAAAGTTGGAAAACCGATTGCCTAAAACGCAAATTAAACTTGCCAATGCTGCAAAAAAAGCCAAAGAGCAAGCTGTAAAAAAAGCAGCAAGAGAAGCTGAAAGGCAGGCAAAGGAAAGGGCTAATGCACTCAAGGATATTGCCCAAAAGGAAATTGATTTGCAACTTGAGGTTGAGGATAGCCGACTTGACATTATCAAAGATGGCTTTGAGAAGCGCAAGGCAGAACTTAAAGCCCAACACCAAAAAGAGCTTGCAAGAATTGATAAAGAGCAAAAAGAGCTGGCAGAAAAGTACAAGAAAGCTGGTAAGGCTATGCCTACTAAAACAGAGGCTAATTTTACAGCTTTGCGTACCAACGAGAATGCCAGTTACGAGATAAAAATAAGCCAGCTTACAGAGGCAGAGATTAGCGAGCGTAAAAAGCAATACGAGCTATACTACAAGTGGGTAAGCACATACGGTGAAGATGTAGCTAATACTCAATTTGAGAAGCTGGTATCTAATGGTAATACTTATACCGCATGGCTTGAAAGCAAGGTGCAAAACCTTGTAGAGAAAGAGGCAAGCACAGCTGGACTTAATGAGACTGAGAGTAACGACCTCATAACATTCAAACAAGAGTTACAAGCAGCTAAGGGGCTTAAAACTGAATTTGAGCAATTCAGCGAGAGCTTATCGAAAGCCAAAGATAATAGTAATACGTTAAGCGAAAGCCTTGCACGTTTGGTACAACTCAAACAGAATTTACAACAAGGTAAAACTAACCTCATTGGAGAGGAAAGAGCGAAAGCAATACAGCAGATAGATAAGCAAATTGAAGAGAGTACACAAGAGCTACAAAAGCATCTTTTGGAAACCTACAAGAGTAATGCTGCTTTACGTTTCGAAACAGAGCAAAAGTATGAGCAAGAAATTACGTGGTTAAAACAACATGGCTATAACGAACAGGCGATGCTGGCAGAGAAAGCACGTAGTAAGGCTATTGCAGAAATTGATGCTACAAGAATACAGGCAACAGACGATTGGAAGCAGCTTTTTGAAAATGCAGAATATTTAAGTAGCTCTGCATTTGATAATATCCTGCAAAAACTACGTGCTATGGTTGCAGGTATAGCTGATGCCGACATTAAGGGAGCATTGCAAAAGCAGCTTGATGATTTAGAGGTACAAACACAAGGCGAAAGAAACCCTTTTAAGTTGCTTGTAAACTCTATAAAAGAGTACAACGCAGCAGCAGATGGGAGTACCGAAAAATCAGCAAAATTCAAAAAGATGTTTACCTCTATTGCTGCCAGTATCTCTATGGTTAAAGATGGCTTTGATAGTGTTGTTAATGGTTTAAAGGATTTGGGGCTTGCTGGCGATGAGGTTACACAGGAGTTGCTGGGAGATATTAGCGAAATGATGGGCGGTGCAGCAACACTCGCAAAGGGTATATCAACAGGCAACCCTATGGATATTATCAGCGGTGGTGTTAGCCTCATTACAAGCGCAATCTCTGTATTCGATAGCACGAGTAGACGAATTAAGCGTGAAATGAAACAGCACGAAAAACAACTACAAGCATTGCAACGTATATATAGCCAAATTCAGTTTAATGTAGAAAACGCTGTTGGCGATGATTACTACAAAGAACAACAAAAAGCAATAGAGAACCTACAAAAGCAAAAGAAAGAATATGAGGAGTTATCACGGCTTGAAAGTCGCAAAAAAAAGAAAAACCGTGATGATAGTAAAGTACAGGAGTATTTAGCTAATGCAGAGCAAGCGGAGCGAGATATTAAAAAGATTGAGCAAGAAATTGTAGAATCTTTGGTGCAAACAAACTTCCGTGATTTAGCTAATGAGTTGGCAAATGTTTGGGCTGATGCGTTCGGCAAAATGGAGGATAGTACAAAGAGCTTTGAAAAGATTTGGAATACCACCATTGCAAATGCTGTTAAGAACTCGCTCAAGCTAAAACTCATAGAGCCTATTGTTAATGAGTTTACCAACACACTTGCAAAGTATATGGGAACGCATAACAACAGTGTGGTAGGCTTCAACTTCGCATACTGGAAACGTATGTTACAAAACGCTGGTAAGGCATTCACAGATGGCTTAAAAGGGTTTGAAGAGTACTTTCAAGGTATGGAGGACGAAGTCGGCAAGGCAAGTAATACACTGGAGGGGCAAATTAAAGGCGTTACAGAGGATACAGCCTCTATCGTGGCTGGCGAAATGACAACAATGCGTATTAGGCAAATGGAGCAACTGCTGGTTATGCAGGGCTTACAGGCTACAATGACTGGCGTAGATAACACTGTTAAGACTGCTCTAACATATCTAAGCTCCATTGCTAATAATACAAGCTATAATAGGCATCTGCTGGATATTACTAAGCAGCTTGAAAACATCAAATCATCGCTTGCAAGTAACCCATTACGAGCAAAAGGATTAACAGTATAAGTATGGAACGAATAGCAGTATTAAGGCAGCTAATGGCACACGGACATTGTGCTGCAAGCATAAGTATGGTACATAATACGCAAGGGGATATATCCAAACTTGCTGATACATACTTTTACTTTATCAAGCCGTGCATACAGAAAGATTTTCCCAAGTTGGCATTTTTCCGTGAGTATATCGGTAAAGATGGCGAAAAGTATGGAGTGTATGTTGATAGCAAAGGAGAGGTTGCAGCCTCTCCTAAAGCTGCTTTTTTAGGCAGTAGTAATGTGAGCTTTACAGCCACACATTACAACATACACCAATGCTGGTGTAGGCACGATAGCCAAGTTACTATTGTAGCAACGGATAATAGCCACCTACACATAGATTGCTTTGAAAATGCAGCGGTTAATGTAACCATACAGAGTAAGCAAGCTAAGGTTTTCATAAACCAATATGGCAATAGCAAGGTGCTGGTTAAGGGCTTTGCAGAACAGGCTAAAATTACGACATACAAATGTAAAAATTATAAATAGTTAGGATATGGCACAGGAACAATTTATGGTACTCAATATGCCTTTTGATGAGGCAGAGGGAGCAAAGAAAACGTATGATTATAGCCCCAACCGTGCAGACGGAGTGGTTACAGATGCCAGCTTTGAGGCTGGTAGGCAATCAAACTGTATAAGGTTTGATGGTGCTGGCAAATGCGAGGTGCAAAAAAACGTACTGGATATGGCACGTGATTTTACAATTTGCACGTGGGTTAAGCTGCACCCTGTTAGCAACCAGCTCATCATTGTATTTAACTACAATGGCATTAACAAGCTGTACCAAAAGAGCATAGAGCTAAACGCAGAGCAATGGTATTATCTTGCAATCAGTAGGAGCGGTAACACCATTTGCACATACCTTAACTCAACGCTTGTAGAACGTGCTGTAATGCCTAACGATTTTGGAAATCCTATTGGTATAAGCATTAACCAAGATAACTACAATACAACACTGGGGAATGGCTGTTTGGACGAAACTCGCATATACCAAAAAGAACTCACACAGGAGGAGATAGATGGGGAGCTAAACAATACAAAGCAGCTTGCCTATCTGTTAGATGGCGTGAACTTTAAGGAGTATGGAGTATTTGTAAGTGCGAGCAAGGGGCTGCTGGGTAGCTTAAAGATGAAAGACCCATTAAAGGTTGATTTCAGCGGCTATCACGGAGAAGCTGTAGATTTGGCACGCCCACGCTTTGAGGCAAGAGAGATTACATTAGAGTGCTTTATCCACTCCACAGGCGGTAAAATGGAGTTTGTAAAAGCTGTAACAAACTTTCTAAGCCAGTTCAACAAGAAGCACACCACCAGCACGGATATTGTACAAGCAGAACCAGTAGCAGCAGGCTTGCACAGACTGACAATAGATATACACCCAACAAAGGCTTTGGTTTATGAGGTGTATTTGCCCGATGCTACACAGGTTGAAAAGGTGTGGAGTGATAGAGATATGACAGGTACATTTACTCTTACATTGAGAGAACCCGAACCTGTAAAGAAGGTGTTGAAACACATTAGGGTAAACGAAAGTTCAAAGCAAGTAAGTATCACTATTACCACAAGTAAGCTGGTTAATATATACTGGGGCGATGGAACGACAACGCAAGATGTGTACGGAGCAAACAAAACTATTACGCACAATTATACAACCAATGGCGACTATTATGTAGTTGTGACAGGTGTTATTGAGGATATAGAGGAGTTTACCACAAACGCAATTATAGTATGGGACAAATTATAGTACACAAACGTAATGGAGAGGTACGCTATGTGTTAGATAGTACTGCAAAGCTCTGCACCGTAAAAAGCGCAGAGCAAAAGCGTGATTTGCTGGGCGAAGATACTGTAACTGTAAAAACAGAAAGCGCAACGGCAATGGAGTATATGGTAGGCGATTATATAGAGGTGTTTGGCGATGTTTACACGCTTAACAAGATAAATGAGCCTACTAAAATTGGAGAACGCAAGTTTGAGAATACAATGGTATTTGAGAGCTTGCAATACAAGCTACTTGATGCACAATACCGTAATACCGATGCTGCTGGGCATAACCCCAGCGGAGAGTTCCAACTTGTAGCCAATATGGGGTTGTTGATGAATTTGCTAATCAACAACATAAAACGTGTAGCAGCTCCTTTGGGCGAGGTTTGGGAGCTGGGCGACTGCATAGAAACAGAGTACAAAGATTTCTCTTTCAGCAAAGAGAATTGTTTGGGCGTATTGCAGCGTGTATGCAAAGATTTCAATACAGAGTTTGAGATTGAGGTTGTAGCCCCTAAGCATTATAAGCTACATATCCGCAAAGCTGGCAAACTCTTCCCTGCTACATTCTCATTTGGTGTGGGAGGAGGTATTTACAAGCTGAAACGCAAGAATGTTAATAGTAATGATATTGTAACACGCCTGTATGTTGAGGGTGGTACTAAGAATATTACAACCAATTACAGGAATGGAGCGCAGCGTTTAAGGATTGCTGATAACGAGGAAAGTTATATTGATAACAAACAAGCAATAGCAGCCTTTGGAGTTAAGGAGGGGAGCAGAGTATATGAGGATATTTACCCACACCGTACAGGAGTTGTTAGCTCTATTGTTGAGGGGGATATTTTCAAGTTTGTGGACAACACAATGTTTGCCCTCAAAGAGAAAGATACCAACGGCAATACACGCTGGTTGATAGATGGCACTGCTGCAAAGCTCAAGTTTGTTGGTAATAGTAATTTGGCTGGCTATGAGTTCGAGATAGCCGACTATGATACCAAAACACAAACTTTCACGATTAACCAGTATGAGGATAAGCGAGGCTTGAAAATACCAAGTGCAGCCACAGCTTACCAAATACAAAAGGGGGATAAGTATGTGTTACTTGATATTATTATGCCAAACGACCCATACGTTGTTGATGCAGAAACAGAACTTAAAAAGGCAGGCACAAAAGATTTGGAGGCAGATAGCCAGCCAAAGGTTGAGTATGAGCTTGAATTTGCGAGCCTGTTACTCAAGCGTAGGTTTGGTGTAGATGGCTCATTGCCTAACCTCTTTAAGGTTGGCGATTATTTGCCTATTAAAGATAAGGATATAAATGTAGATAAAGCTATACGAATTAAGGGGTTTACAAGAGATTGTTACAAAGACGAGTATAGTTACAAGCTAACAATTAGCGACACAGCAGAGGTAAGCATTATTGAGAAGCTGATTATAGATAACGAGGAGCAAAACAAACTCATTACCTTAAACCAGCTTACAGATGTTGCCAAAGCAAGAGCTAACTGGAGAACCACACAGGAGCTGCTAAATATGGTATTTGATGGCGATGGCTTCTTTGATGCCACCAATATACGCCCAAATAGTATTGAAACGCTTATGTTGAGCGTTGGCAATCGTGCTGGGCAATTCATTTTACAAAACATCGTCATTGAGGCTAATGCCACTGTTAATGGTAAGCCTAACCCTAATTTAGTGAGAATAGGCAGCAATAATGGAGTGTTAATCCATTACGCTATTGAGGAAAATAATAGAATGTGGAATATAGGAGAGAACACCATTACCTTAACAAGTAATGGGGCATATTACCTATATGCACGTTGCGCAAAAGGAGCTGGAGAGAGTGGCGCAAGCCTTGTTTTCAGCCAAACACGCTATGCAGTAGATACAGGTGCTTACTATTATTTCCCTGTTGGAGTGCTTTCCTCTGTTTACAATGGCTATCGTGAGCTTACAACAACATACGGAGCTACACGTATAACAGGGCGTACTATCAACTGTGGGCGCATTGAGAGTATAGATAAACGTACTTACTTTGACCTTGATAATAGCGAGATTGGAGGTAACATAAAATTTGTTTCAACCGATGGTACGATGAAAAGTATAGAGGAGTTGGAGCATTTAGTGAATACAACCTCTACTGCACTTGATGGGGTAAATGAGATTATAGAGGGCTTACAAAGCCAAGTGGACGGTACGGTTGAGTATTGGTTTGGTGCTGGTGTGCCAACACTGGGAACTGCACCAGCTAACCAGTGGGCAACGGAGCTGGATAAGAAAACGCATTTGGGCGACTTGTACACTGATACCGCTACTGGTTTAGAGTATCGATTTACAAAGGAGGGAGAAACCTATAAATGGGTAAATATCCCCAGCACTGGCATTGGGCAAGCCATACAAACTGCTAACAATGCGTTGGAAACAGCCAGCAGTAAGAACCATACGTTTTTAACGGCAAACTCCAACACATACCCAAAGCCACCGTATAAAATTGGCGATTTGTGGATTACCCTCAATGATTACAAGATACGCATCTGTACAAAGGAGCGTGAGGCGTTAAGTGGGTATAGCAGTTCAGATTGGAAAGATGCAGGTTATACCGATGATACGAATGCTAATGCAGCATTGCAGCAGCTAACAGATTTGGCAACAGATGGCATAATAACGCCCAGCGAAAAAATTAAGCTCAAAGACGAGTTAGCCAACATTAAGGTGGACTACTCTACTGTTAAAGCAAAGGCACAGATGGCAGGTTGTCCTACAATAGGATTTGATGCTGCATATAGCACGCTGCTTGCTTATGTTAGTGCATTGCTCTCAAATATGCAGGCAAATAGCACAGGGGTAAACAAAACAACCTACAACGGCAATTTCTCTGCATATTACAAAGAGCGCACCAACTTGCTTGATGCAGTGAGCAAACAATATGTTGATAGTGTGGAGGTCGGCAACGGCAATTACATAGGGAATAGTGCCTATTTTACCGACCTAAAAGGCTGGTTTCACAACCCTAATGATGGTATTGATATAAATTTGGGTGGTACAGTTTTCACGCAGAACGTTTCGCCTATTTATGCCGATAGCATTATGGGGAATGTTATGAGGTTTAGGAAAACGAACCAAAAAGATATTTGGTTTCTGCATACTCCTTTTGCCAAAGCTGGAGGTAACATATTATTGCCAAATGAAAAGTTTGGCAGTGGTATTACATACACACTTGCATTTTGGGTAAAAGCTAATGCTCCTATACAGCTTAATATGGGCTTTATGAACCCACAAGGCGATAAGAGAGTAGCACCTTATAAACAGTTTACAGCTGACACAAAATGGAAACGAGTTGTTTATACATTTGTGGCAACAGGAGATAGCCAGCCAGATACTGAATTGTTTTTCCGTACAGATACTGCTGATATACAATTTACTGACTTGTATATGACAAAGTTTGTGTTGGTAGAGGGTAACAAAGCCCCCGAATGGAACTCAAGCAACCAAGAGGTACAAAGTATGATTAAGGCAAACAAGGATTTGTTAAAAGCCATTACTCAAAACTACACACAAATAGAGGGTGGGCTTATACTATCTACATTCCTAAAACTGGGAGCATTGCAAAAAAATGATGCGTGGATTGAGAGCGCAGGCTTAAAGGCTATGCTCAATAGCACAGATGAGATTGCTGCATACTTTGGAGGCACTTACCAAGAGGCTTTGGCAGGGGATAAGGAGGGTATGACTATTATATACCACAATGGAAAGCTGAAAGCACTTAACGCAGAGATTACAGGCACTATCAATGCAACCAATGGTACATTTAGTGGCAAATTAGATGGTGTTACTGGTACTTTCCGAGTTTTACAAGCCGTTGATAGTAACGGTAATGTAAAAGCTGAAATTGGCTTTAATTCCAGTGAGGGTAAACTATATTTTAATGGCGATATGCAGCATCAAGGAACAAAGGATGGGCGTAGTTTGCGATTTTATTCCTCTGATATTTGGTGTCGTGGCTCATTTGGAGCAAGAGAAAGAAACGTATTAGTTATCAAGGGAGCTTATGGTTATTATTATCCAAACGGAGTGTATGCTGATGGCAACTATGTAAGTTTAGCCTCTAAAACCAGCAGTAATGGGGAAAGATATTATGAGGTTAATTGCTATGGGCAAACTGGCGATTACAGCGGTTTCCCTGTTGATACCATAATCTTTAACATACAAGGTGGCACAGTATTTCAATACAGCTTGAATGCCATTGCAACGCAAAGAATAATGGTTATCAATGGTAACGATAGTAGCAATAATGTTAAAATATTCTCCAATGGTAGAGCAGTTGTTTGGAATGGTGGAGAGCTTGCAGAGGTAGTGCAAATGCCTACTTCCTCTTCATTCACAACACCAAGCATAAACACAAATCATTTAGGTGCTGGCTTACTGGTGGGAGCTTTTAGGGATAATAACTGGCAATAATTGCCTACACTTTCAAAAGTTCGACAAATAAAGCGTGTATATAACCAACGCTTTTCGTATTTTTGGAGCGTATAAGAATAAACAAATAATAATTAAACAATAGCCAGATGGGATTACTTATTGGTGTTGGGAACACAGTACCCAAATTTCCATACCAAGAGTTATGGTATGGCATTCGCATTAACCTCAAAAATGGAGGGCATAATGTTGCAGATGGCAAGGTTGAGCGTGTGGGAAATTTAGACCTACACCGCTCATTGCCTATACAGAAACGTATTAGGCGTTATGTAGCACGTGAAGATGGAACGGTTAATTATTGGCTGGGGGCTAACGATAGCACCTTAAAAGAGGGAGGAGGAGCAGCAAAACTTAACGCTGTTGATGGTATTGTGCAACTCTACAAGCCCGATTATTACCGTAAGTTTGAGTTCGATGGGGATTACCTCCTTGTAGCCATTAGTGAGGTTGCATTGCCTGGATTTACACGTATGAAAGAGAAATCTCGTAGTCCGTGGCTGGCAACATTCAACCGTACAAACAATAAGCCCACCTGTGCATCTTTCCTACAATGGGAAAGCAACGGCTCTGTAAAGCGTGTTGCTGAAACAGGGCTGCTTGACCTACTCCCAAATGCAGCAGATTACAGAGGTGGTACTAATGTTACTGGCAACGATGGAAAGCCAACAAGCGTGCTGGGTATGCCTGCAACAAGCACCAACAAGGCTACTATACGGACACGGTGCAAGAATTTGGGCGACAACTGGCATTGTGGAGGTTGGCGTTTTCGTGAAGAAATGAGCTGGTTAATGGCTATTGAATTTGGAGAACTTGATAGCCAAGCTCCTTACAATGCTCAAAAAACAGAAGATGGGTTTGCGCAAGGAGGATTGGGCAACGGCTCTTATGTAGGTGGAGAATGGGGAGGTTTTAATGGCTGGCAGCCATTTATTCCTGCTGGTATCACTGCCAAGCTGGGTAACAATACTGGAGTTGTTGATTACCTAATTAAAGAGTGGAAGAGCGGAGTAGATAAAACCATTAAAGTAGCCAGTTACAGAGGCTGGGAGCAACCGCAACAATACCTGTGGGAGCATAACGATGATGTGCTGGTATTCTATACACCTTTTGCAGATGGTGGAGCTTGTAAGTTGTATTTATGTAGCGACCCTGCAAAGTTTACCACTCCAAGCGACCACGCAGGGGAAAATGTAGATGGCTATCAAGAATTAGGATTGCTACCTGCTGGCAGTGGCTACATTTCTGAAATGGGCGTTGCCAATGGGTACTCTTTCCCAAGCAACGTAACAGGTGGAGCTGCTAACAAGAATTATTGCGACTATTTTTGGAGGCAGACGGTAAATACCACAAATAATGCCGATGGCTGGTATCAACTCCTCTCCTCTGCTATTGCGAGCATTTCGGAGGCTTCGGGTGTTCGCTGTGCGGATGCGACTACTCGAGGTTCGGATACGGATACGGATTGGGGTTTCCCCTTGTGCCTTGAATTTCCGAGTTCCGAGGGCATTTAATTTTGTTGAGTAATAGTTGCTCTGTATGAGTTCATAACAATACGGTTACGGTGGTTCGGGAACTCCTCTCCTCTGCTAATGCGAACAATTCGGAGAATTCGGGTGTTCGCTGTGCGAATGCGAATAATCGAGGTTCGAATACGAATACGGATTGGGGTTTCCCCTTATACCATAATTACGGTTTTCCCTTTTAAGGAGAATTTTTACAGCCACCGTAAACCTTGCCTCACAAAAGCACCTTGTACAAGGGTGCTGGCAAAAGAATATGGTTAAAATAAAGTGCTGGTAGATTGTGGTTGTACCACAAGTGCGAAAGCTCTTATAAGACAATGGCACATAAGATATATGCAAATAGTGAGAATGGGTATTGGAGGGTATGCGACCCTCTAAACGTGCTAAGAGCTACAAACAATACTCTACGTGGTAAAATGAATAGGCATGATGTAAAGAGGTTGTTAAGACGTGGCTATTGCGATGCCGTAACAAATGTATGGGAGATGCTGGAAAAACAAACTTTCAAGCCATCAAAATACACAGAGAAAACGATCTTTGATGTGAAGCAACGCAACCTCAAAATAGCACCGCTATACCCCGATAGAATAGTACACCACTGCTTGATAGATGTTATTGAGGAAGATTTGCGCAAGATTTTTATCGCCAATACCTATGCTTGCATTAAAGGGCGTGGAATACATAAGTGCCTAACCGATTTGAACCGTGCGTTACAAAAAGATAAAGCAGGTACAAAGTATTGCCTAAAAATAGATGTAAGGCATTATTACGATAGCATTGTACATAGCATACTCAAAGATATAATAGCAAAAAGCTATGGGGATAAAAAACTGCTTTGGCTTATGTACCTTATAATAGATAGTACAGAGGGCGATATTGGTTTACCAATAGGCTTTTTAACAAGCCAGCATTTTGCAAATTGGTATTTAAGCCCATTTGACCATTGGGTTAAAGAGGTGTTGCGTGTAAGGTATTATTACAGGTATATGGACGATATTGTAATACTCGCTAATAGTAAAGCAAAACTGCACTATATACTTGAACAAGTAAGAGAGTACTTGCAAACAAAGCTAAGGCTAACTATAAAAGCAAACTGGCAAATATTCCCTGTAGATGCACGCAGTATAGACTTTGTAGGTTACAAAAGCAACCATTACAATATATTGGCACGAAAAAGCATTTTGTACACCTATTGGAGAAAGTTGAAAAGGCTGCAAAATAGTTATGGAGCGATGACAGAAAGCGAGTTGCGACATAAGCTATCTGCACACTTTGGCTGGCTGCAACATTGCTCAAACAAGCATTATAAAGAGATAATAAGTTTAACATTAAAACAGATAAGAATAAAACAAATGGAAGAAAAAAGATTGAGTACAGGCTTGCATAGCGATAGCGTGCAGCCCACGTTTGATGTGATTGATAGAGCGAAAGGTACAACGCTGTACAATTTCAACCAGCACTACGAGCAAGTAGATGATGAGCAAGGTAAAAAGCACAAGGTTAATGTGTATGATAGCCTTTTGTGTTATTACCCTGTTACTGCCAATACTGTATTGGAAACTCTCATTATGGCTAAGTATAGCGATAACCTTGAGAAGAAACTGCTCAACGATTATAACGCAGCAGTAGCAGGTATTGAGGACGAAAGCGAGAAGCAGCCGTACCTTGATTTCCTTGCAGAGCGTAAGGCTTTGCGTGCTATGGTTGATGCAGATTGTGCAACTAATAACATTCCTATGGAGTAAGATATGACAGAGGAAACTTATGATTTTGCAGACCTCCCACTGCAAGGGGACGGAGCAAACCCACAAAAGCCAAGTGGAGATTACCCCAGTATAGATGCTGTAATAAATAAACCTATTTGGTGTACAGGATTTACGGAAGATGTTGATACTGAAAATGGTAAACGCACTCTTATACGGTTTAAGTGGGATTTGGGAGAGGCTGAAACGGCTTTTTGGACGAGCAGTAAAAAACTACTTACCATTGTAAAACACCCAAATATCCGTTTTCCTTTCCATACCATTATTAAGGTAGTACTCATTAGAGAAATGGCTGGCTTTGAGTTTCGCAGCGCAAAGGAAGCCATATCGCAAGACGATATAGATGCGTACAACCTGTATTTAATGAAGAAACGCAGTTATATGAAACAAAGGAGATAAGATATGAATTCAATCCTTAATTACGAGCAGTTACGCCTCATTGTCGTTACTGTAATTAGCACCCTGTTAGGAATGATTACGCCTACAAAGGGGTTTGTTTTAGCCCTCATACTTATGAGCAGCTGGAATATTTGGTGTGGTATGCGTGCAGATGGTGTGGTTATACACACCTGCAAAAATTTTGATAAAAAGAAATTCAGAGGAGCATTAAAAGAGTTGTTGCTGTATATAGCTATTATTTACCTCATTCATTCTGTAATGGTTATGTGTGGAGATAGCGCAATAGCTTTGTATGCAGTAAAGAGTATTACCTATGTATTTGCATACGTTTACTTGCAACACTCATTCCGCAATTTGACTATTGCATACCCTAACAACATTGCAATATGGATTATTTACCTTGTTATACGTTTGGAATTCAAACGAGCAATGCCAAGCCATATTAAACCTATTATAGAACAATACGAGCAGAAGAAGACGGAACAAAAAGAAGAGGAGGTAAAAAAATGAAAGTAATAATTGATAATGGACACGGCAAAGAAACACTGGGTAAACGTAGCCCAGTGTGGGATGATGGTTCACAACTCTTAGAGTGGAGATATGCACGAGAAATAGCTGTAATGCTGGAGCAAGAGCTTGTACGGCGAGGTGTTGATGTAGTACGCATTGTACCCGAAGATACAGATGTATCGTTACGTGAGCGGTGTAATAGAGTAAACAAGCTATGCGTACAATTTGGAGCTAAAAACTGCCTGCTTGTAAGCATACATTGTAATGCTGCAGGAAATGCAGGGAAGCCTATGCAAGCAAGAGGTTGGAGTGTATTTGTAGGGCTTAATGCCTCACAAAATAGCAAATCATTAGCAACCCTTTTCAGCGCAAGTGCAGAGGCGCAAGGCTTAAAGGTGCGTGTTAGCTCTCCAAATCAAAGATACTGGGTGCAAAATCTTGCTATGTGTAGAGATACTAAATGCCCAGCAGTGCTAACAGAAAATTTATTTATGGACAACGAGCAAGATTGCAAACTGTTACTCTCTAATGAGGGGAAACAGAAAATCGTTAAAATACACGTGCAGGCAATCCTTGATTACATTAGTATAGTATGAAAAGATATTTAATAGTATTATTACTTGCTGCTGTTGCATTGGCATTTGGAGCTATACAAAGGTGTAGCAAGCTAAAAGAAGAGAATAAAAGGTTAGCTAATAACCAAACTGCTCTTATGCAAGAGGTTAAATTGTACAAGACCAAAGATGGCAAAAATGTAGCAAAGGTTGTTGAGCTATCTTTGAAAAAGAGAGAGTTTGAGCAACTCAATAGCTACCTTAAAGAGGAGGTAGAAAGACTGGGGTTAAAAATTAAAAACCTCAAATCAGCTACCAGTACTATAACGCTTACAAGTTTGAAAATTGATACCATTATAAAAGATAGTATAGTATTTTTACCAGCCAAAGGCATAACAGATACCCTCAAATGTTTTAGCTACAACGATGGATGGATAAATGCCAGTGGGTGTATAGGTGCAGATAATAGGTTTCAAGGTACATTTGAGAGCAACGACACTATTTCTATTATAGCTCATAGAGTACCTAAACGCTTCTTATTTTTCCGCTGGGGCTGCAAAACAATAGAGGTGGAGGTTATAAGTCATAACCCACACACAAAAATAAATTATGCAAAAATGATAGAGTTTCAAAGAAAATAGCTATTTTTGTAGCACATAACCACCGAGCTTAACACGCATTTTTTGCAGTTGTGGCTCAAATGTGGTTCAAAAGAGAATTACAAGTGCTTCCAACAAGCTGACCCACAGCACAATAACAAGAATTGATTATTAGATTCCGGTGCTTGAGCTACAAAAAGGGTGCAAAGCTATGATAGGCAAAAATACC